GCAGGATTGCTCTCTGCTCACCATAATTTTCAGGCTCTTCTCCTGTTTCAGCTGAAATGTCCTCCCAGCAATCCAGAAGATGAACCGCCGATGCTAACAGAACTTCGAGCTTTTGTTCTCGGCTCAAATAAAAGCACCTTCCATCAGGATTCCTTCGGTCGCGGACCGCAGATACGCAAGGCCTGCGCCTTGGTCAACTCGCCCTCGTCAACCTTTTCCCACACGCCTGCAGCGGTGATCTTCTTCATGCGGTACATAGTGCGATAAAACTGTTCCTTGCCCATTACAGCTCACCTCCCATAAACAGAGTTTCCAGCACGCTCACACGCTCTTCCAGAGAGGGCGCAGCTTCATCAGCGGTCGTCCATGCTTCTGCATAGACCCACCAATCATCAGCCGCCGCCGTGATGCTTTCCACGGTTTCCTCTGCGTAATCGGAGCCCAACTTGCAAAGAGCCGTGGTGCACTCCCACGAAGTACCGCCCTGCTCTCCTTCGGGAGCCTCGGTTCGTACCTCATGAGCGTCCTTACGCAGGTACAGCCAAGCCGTACCGTCCGGCAGTTTTTCCAGCGTTACCGCCTGCGGATTATGGTCAAGGTTCTCGGTAAAAATCATGCTGCTATCCTCACTTTCTTCATTGCATTTCTTTGTGTCGTTACGCGGATTGCTACTTTTGCGGCCGTGAACAGCTTTTTCTGTTTTAGGGCTTCGCTGATTGCACGAGATTTTGTCCAGTCAAAATAGCCGTTATAGCTGACCAGCTTGTATGACCGCCAGACCGGCACATATCCATTTCGTGAAACATCAGCCTTGGCTCGAATGTACTGCCGCCGAGCCCTCAGAAAAATTCTGGGGCGTATCGTGGTGTAGGTACGGTGCATCACATAGCCAGCCATATCCAAACCCGGGCATCCTTTTGCCGCTCCCGTTAGGTGTCTGCGTTGATGCTCTTCAGCGGCGCTAAGGAAGTCCACACGAACCCACTCGTTTTTTATTGTCAATCCCAGTTCGGTCAGCGCCCACTTAGTCAATTTTCGGGCTGCACTCTGTATGTCAGCCCATCGTCGGCCAAACAAAACAAGGTCATCCATATAGCTACCGCTGCGGATCACGAATCGCGTGGATGCTCCACGGCGAATCTTTGCATAACTCATGATCTTGACCAGCATATAGCTGGCAACAAGGTTAAAAAGCCACGCTTCAAGATAGCCGCCGATAAGCAATCCCTCACCCGGAGCCATTGCTAAAAGACATTTGACAACAGCCAGAAGCCATGTTGCTCCCGGGATTTCTTTCTGCAGGATCTTCATCACAAGTTCCTGTTTTGTGTGGGCGTATGCCCCCTGCACATCCAGCTTTATTGCATACTGTATGCCAAGACTTTTTCTGCGAAGCCAACGCTCGACTTGACGCTTCAAAGCGATTTGTCCCTTGCCGGGAATACTGGCAAATTGATACGGCAACAGTTTTGCCTGAAGCAACGGGCGAAGTCCAAGTACCGCCAAATGCCCAAAAGCTTGGTGCATTGGACAGCAGTTAGACAGTTCCCGCCGTTTCATGCTGATTCCATCAATTCTGTAGAACACGCTCACAGGGTCAAGATCAAGGTCGTCTGTTTCTCCGTCCAACAAATCTTCTATCCGTTGCTCCATTTCAAGAGCAATCCCATTTACGGCTTCTAAACGCGGGTTCCAGTCGTTTACGCGGGCGGCGCTCGATAGTTGTGCACGGCTTACACCTCCATATTTTTCCACCGTAGCGAGGTAATCCCGGCGGAACCATTTCTTATCAAAAGCTTCAAGGACAGCACGCTCACACATTTCATGGTTGAGCGACAAGTACCTCTTTGTTTTCATATCCTTAAAGCCTCCAAACTTGCTGATGTTCAACGGATTTCGGTTGCCGCTTCTGGCCTTAAATCAGGCAAAACGGATTTCTACTACTCACCGCCACGCAGTCCCAAAAAACTGCGGCCACGCTCTCACCAATGCGCCCGTATATCTCGAAACGCTCAGCTGCATGGTGTCGGTATAACATGATCTTAGTGGTCAAGCCACAGGCGCAATGAAACGCTTATGCCCTTTTGAGGGCTATTTATCATCAGCATTCCGGGGCACGCCGTTCCAGTTCGAGTTCGCCGGGGAATTGTTGCCATTCGCGCAAGGCAGGCCGCAGTTAGCACCGTCATCAAGGTTGCCACCGCGCCACGGGGCGTACAGGCCAGCCGAACTGGGCGAATTAAACGCAGCCACACGCCGCTTCATTGCTCCATAAAATAATCGGCTTGCGCCGATGGTAAACCATCGGCGCAAGCGGGGAATCGTAAACGGGGATTAGGGGGTTACACCCCCTCTATGTGCCTACGGCACATATTCACCCTCTCTTTTTGCCCGAGCCAGCAAGCCGGGGCACGCCGTACCAGTACGAGTACGCCGGGGAAATGTTGCCAAACGCGCAAGGCAGGCCGCAGTAAGCACCGCCATCAAGGAGGCCACCGCGCCACGGGGCGTACAGGCCAGCCGAACTGGGCGAATAAAACGCAGCCCGTACATAGGTGGAGCCGGAGCCACCGAACTTTTCATACATCATAGCTTCGGTGCCCAGTTTTCCCAGCTTGCGGATGTAGTGCCACGTCCAGTTTGCCTTGTCGTTCAGGTCGAAGGAACCGACCTGCTCGTAGTCGCTGGAAATGGAGCCGACCTGCTTCTCACCGCTGCGGCAGGCGAACACATCGTAGTGCCAGTGGTCATCGTCCACGATGCTGGCTTTCCACAGAGGGTCAAGCTGTTCCGTATAAGCGCCAATCTGCATCTCGATGCCGGCCACACGGTACGGATATTTGCCGTTTGTCAGGTTGCCCCGGCATCCATCGCTGTGACCCTGCACGCCCTCAGTTGTGCCAGACTTCCACGGCATGGTAGATACCATCATGGTGGTCGTGGTATCAATTGGAGTGTCGATCAGCAGATTCAGCGCCGTATATTCCGTATCGTTCACGGTCACATTGGTAATGCTGGAAATCTCAGCCCACGAAAGGATATCGTGGTTGTATGCCGCATTACGGTCATTGTTGGTATTTGCGCCGCGCTCGCCAAGGCATACAGCGGAGCCGACAAGGAAATTTGCGCCCTGTGCCTTTGTCACCAGCACGCGCTTTACGCCGGTTTCTGCCGCCGCCAGTGTGTACTGATAATTATAGTTAGTGCAACCCTCCAGCTTGCCGCTGTTGCTCATCGTCCAATGCCGGATGCGCCACTGAGCAAGAACATACTGCTGGTCACAGTCCGTCCACAGTGCGTCATAAGCGGTAATCTTGCGAGCCATAGGAACAGCCGAATTGGCACTTGTCCACGGCATCGGAGGCAGGCCAAAGCCGCTTGTCATGCCGCCTTTGGAATTTTTTCCACCAAAGCACGCCGGGTGCCATGTCAGCCAGCGGCGGCTCTTATCAGGGGCCACATCGCCAGCCATAGGATCATAGCCGCCGCCCTCGAAGGTGCGGAAAGAGTTATACAGGTATGCCCTATCCTCCCACTCTTTGAGGGTCAGGGACAGTGCAAAGCAGTAGACAGGGGCCGTTTCGCCAGACAGGTCAAAACCGGTTTCTCCCTCAACCGCCAGCACGTTCATGGTGCCGTCTTCCAAGGACAGCGCATTGGCGCGAATATACCATGTGAAAGGATCCTCTTCAGACCAGTCTGCGGTTTCCGGGCTGGTGTCAGTCAGAAGCGGAGCCGCTTCACGCCCGTCTGCCAGATCATCCAGCGGGGTGCCGGTGTAATCACCACTCACATCATCACTGTAGAAGCGAACGGTGTAGGTTTTGCTGCGAGCGCTCTCTGCGAGCATTTTCGCAAAGCGTTCCAGGCGCTGATACTTCGTCACGCCATCACCGGCAGACAGCGGCCACCAGCTCCAGAAGATTTCTGTGGTATTTTTGCCATCCAGCAGACCGCGGAATGTTGCATCCACGAATTCTGCGCCGGCAGTACCAGCAGCAATGCCTGCCAAAATGTCATTTTGGCGTTTCATCTGAGCGGCCAGTTCCAGACCGGTTTCATCGCTCATAGGATGATTGATAAGTTCCCATGTGTCACCCATTTCTTATACCCCCTTTTAGGTGCTTTTCTTGATGAAAAACGACAACCGGCCGCTCTCGTCCGGGCCAAGTGCATAGCTTGCAGAAGCAGCGCTTGCCGCAGCCTGCTGGGCCGCAGCTGTCGTCTTGTTCAGCAGATCCTTCGATGTCTCGGCAGCGGCTTTGCTGGTCTCTGCACTATCTTTCGCCGCATCCGCAACAGCTTTTGTCTGACTATACAGTTCATCCAATTTTGCTGCTGATTTCCTGCGAGCGATTGCGTAGGTCAAAATATCAATCATACGCCACCATCCTTACATCGGGTAGAACTTCCCGGTAGAATCGGCTATGTAGATATTGCCTGTGTGGATAACCAGTGCTTGCGCCCCCATCGGTGCAGATTTGATATTCTGCAGGTCTGCTTCATCGTCGCAGTAGTACACCGTGGCCGGCTGGGCTGCGGTGCCATACTGCTGCATAACTTTGAACATAGAAACTCCTTTCCAGATTATAGCCATGCAACATCTGTAAATCTGATTTTTGTTAGAAAATCACGGAATCCGTGATTTTAACTGCTCCTGCGGACAAAAAAGGAGAAACGGCCATCGGCATCCGGTCCGAATGCAAAATTGATAGATGCCGCCGATCCAGCCACCTGATTGGCAATGTCCGCTGTCCGGTTCATGTAGTTCAGCGCATTTCCTTCGGATGTTCGAGCGTCTGCCGCGCTATCCCTCGATGCACGCTCGCTTGCCGCCGCAGAAGACGCATTTTCCGTGGAGATTCTTTCGGACTTACTGGCCGCGATTGCGCTGGCATTCGCGGCAGATGCACTCTGCGCTGCGGCCTGCTCTGAAGCGCTTGTATTGGCTACCAGCCGCTTGATTTCTTCGACGTTTTTCAGAATTGCATCTGCCACATCATCGCGGATCGCGTAAAGCAACCGCCATTCATCAGCTCCATCCAAAACGTACTGCGCTGCCATTTCGATGCAGTATGCCTGACTGGCCGGCTTTGCGAATTTCTTGACCTTGTACGATGAACCTGTGCTTTTGCTCGTAGGCAGTCCTTTGACATCTTCCATCGTGTCCACATAGAATGAGTACCACGCTTCGGTCTCAGTTTCCAGCAGGGTACTTGCAATCAGAATCGCCATATATTCTCCTTTCAGCTGATTCCGTTTTCATCAGCGAATTTCAGAAGGGCTGCTCTTTCGATTTCAAGAAACTCTTCATAGTCAGCGGCAGGAAGTATCTCGAGCGCGTCAGCCTCGGACAGTGCGGCCTTGATAGGAAGGCAATCCCCTATTACGATGTACCGCCGGTTGTGATAGTACGCGCTTGCAAGCACACGGGCTTTATGAGCCCAGCAGATGCCCGTAAAGCGTTTATTGGCTGTTCCGTACATCTCGTAGTTCAAGCCAGAACACCAACCACAGCCAGCAGATACAGGGCAGTCAATGCACTTCTGCTCAGACTGCGATGTGAGGGTGATGGCATCGAGCTCTGCTTTTGCCCTGCGCTGAGCATCTGTGGTGTACAGACCGTCATAGACGCTGCCGAAACGAACTTTCTTCGACTTTTCCTCACCAATACTGATAGGTGCATACCGGATGCAGGGGTACGCAGATCCATCAGGAGCAAATGACATCATCGCTCCCGTTCCACCGCAAAAATTGGTGTCGCTTGTGGTTTTACCACCGAGGATGCTATCTAACATGGTGATGGAAACATCAAGCTGCTTGGAAACGATGTGGTCAGAAACAGTCTTCATCTGCTCATACAAGGTCCGACCGTCTGCAGGCGTGTAAACAGGCTCGTATGCGTAGTTGCACGCAATATCGGTACACCCTTCGTCCAGCATCATCTTGATGCTGTCTGCGATATACCGGAAAGATCCCGGCACAAAGGTCATCTTTGAGTTTAGCCAGCCAAATCTGTGCTTCGCATCCTGAAATGCGCTCCATGCCAGAGAAAAACTACCGACTCCGTGCTCGTCCACTCTGTACTTATCGTGCAGCTCTTGAACGCCATCAATGCTGATGGTCACAGACATCATTTCGTGGTACTTGTCAAAAAGGTGCCGCGCTTCAGGGCTGAACCAGAGCTTTCCATTCGTAGCAAAGGATATTCTGGTAAATGGCGCCAGAGGAATTTTGCGCCGCCAGCATTCCGCAAACCAATAATCACAGATTTTTTCAATCGAGGACGCTTCCAGCAGGGGTTCACCACCGATGAAATCAAGGACAACAGCTCTGGTGTTGCGGTTGATGAAGTCGGAGTCGCCCTGTTCATACAGATCAAGCAGATAGTCCACGATCTTTCGACCCGTTTCGATACTCATGTGCTCAGCGCCTTTGTGGTGCTCATAGCAATATGAACACCGCAGATTGCACCCGCTTGTTACTTGAAAGGTGATATTTCTGCAGAGCGCGTGATTTACAGAAATATCATCGCCCGCGTATAACCGTTGTACCATGTTGGAGTAGTCTTCGTGTCTTTTACGGGTCAAGGAGATGTACCTCCCCTCGGGCAATATCGAACCAGAATCTTTTAATTTCATCCTCATGCTCCGTATAGCGAGAAATAATCTTATCCTGCACCATTTTGAGCTTCATCTGAGATGCGCGGCACGGTTCCGCATAGTGCATGATGATGTCCTTGGCGTCGGCACTTGCTTCCGCATTCAGATGCCGGCCAAGGACGGAAATAAGCCTCTCGTAGGAGTCCGCTTCATAGAAAGCCCGTTCCAAGGTTTCGCTTTCTTCTGGTTTCAACGCGATAACTTTCACAGTTTGCTCCTTTCTCAGCAAGCGTCCATCTTGGGAAGTCTTTCCACAATCTGCGTGTAACGTGCGCGGATCTTGTTCATCGTTCCAAGCGCAGAAGTTAGTGCGCGAAGATTGTTGTTGAAGTCCAAGCGCAAGTAGTCAGTAAGCGTGCGGAGGACGTACCACATAGCAAAGATATCCGCATCCTCGGAGCAGACATATTCCCCGGTGCTCCGCAGCGTATCTCCGCATTTTAGCTGCTTTGTGACAGGATTTGCAGCAAAGTTGAATGTTCGCGCCGCCAGACCGAGCGCCAGCAGATTTTTGCGCTCATTGGACGCATTGTCAATTTTGCAAGCTTCCAGTGCCGAATCCACAACCGTAAGGCAGTAGATGAACCAGCTGTCAAAATCGGTAGCATCAAGAGCGCAAAGAGTGCCAGCATAGCCAAGGCACCAGAACAGGCTGTCTTCACCGCTCGGAGCAGAAGCAAGAAGCTCATTCCAATCTGTCACTTCTACGTTTTCCTGCTGGAGAACCTTCAAGATTGGCAGGTTTCTGAGATATGATACCTCCGCCTCAGAGTCAGCATTATGTGCGAAATGAAGAACGGCTTCCATTTACTATTCCCCCTATCCTTAATTCTTGGACCAAAGAAAGCCAGAGCAACTAGTACAACCTCCGCTGCATGTACCCTCGCAGTTATCTGCGCAGGTGGCAGTGCAGCTGGTACAAGCGGTGTCGCAGGCAGTTTTACAATACTCCCCGCAAGTTGTTCCGCAGGTGTTATTGCAAGTGTTATTGCAAGATTTGCCACAACTAAGAACGCATGAAAGCTGGCACGTTCCACCGCAGTCTTTTGCACAGTTTGACTTGCAAGATGATACGCACTGGGACGAGCAGTCATCTTTGCAATTCTCGCTGCATCCGCCTTCGCATGTGCTAGAACACCCATCGCAACTCCCGTCGCATCCTCCAGAACATGACCCAGAACACCCTCCGGAACAATTGTTTGCACAGTTTTTGGTACAAGTTGTATTGCATCCACCTGTGCAGGAACCAGTGCAGGTACTTGTACAAGTGCTTGTACAAGTACCCGTGCAGCTCCCTGCACAGTCATTGGCGCACGATTGTGTACAGGTTCCTGTGCAGGTGCCAGTGCAAGACCCGGTGCAGGTTCCTGTGCAGGTGCTGGCACAATCATTGGCGCACGACTTAGTGCAAGACCCGGTGCAGGTTCCTGTGCAAGTACTCACGCAAGAGCCGGTGCAAGAACCAGTGCAATCATCGGCACAGCTTTTTGTGCACGAGCCGGTACAACCGCCCGTACATGAACCGGTACAGCTGGAGCAGGCAGAATAACAGCCGGTAGTACAAAGCCCTGAGCAGGCACCAGCGCATCCGCTGGATGCCGATGTTTCTGGGATCGCACTAAGCTGGCTGAGAACCACAGCGGCCTGTGTCAAAATATCTGCTGCAACTTTGCTCCCGCTTGCCGGGGTGATGGAACTTCCTGTGATAGCTGAAAGCGGCTGTGTGATTTTCTGGATGTGCTCATTGATGATCTGCCGCCCAGTTCCCGGCGATGTTGTATAGGCCTGTATGTATGCAGACATACTTCCAACGCTCTGTCCTTGGGCTGTGCCCTCACTTTTTCCGCGACGATTAAGTTCAGCATCCAGCTGTTTTTTAAGTTCTGTGTAGTCGGCCGAGTAAACCTTTGTGCTTCTTTGAGCCATCACACACCACCTACTCTCACCTTCACAAGCCGCAGATCCGTTCGGTTATCGCCCTCGCAGGCGTATCCCACAATTTTGTTTGCCGGGTACGATTCGCACGAGCCAACCGCACGACCAACGCCGGGCGTGCTGGACAGAACGATGTAATCGCCCGTATGGACAGGTCCAACCACTTTCGTGTGAACACGTCCTGCTAAGGACACCGGAATAAAATCGGGCAGGTTTTCCTCAAGGAAATCCCGCCCTTCAGCTACTTTATTTCCGCCAATGAGCATAGCGTACTCATCCGTGTGAATTCCTGCGATACGGCCAGATAGGTTCGTGGCCTTGATATACCGTTCCGTCTGGCTCCCAGTATCCAGAGCGATAATATCACCGGGTTCGGTCTGCTCGCCACGCGGCATGAGCTCCGCATAGTCGTTGTAAACCGCATCGTAGACACGCTGCGCGGAAATATCACCCGACGCTGCCAAAGACTTAAAGTGTGCATCACCTGCGGATGTCACATAATGTACCGTGCCGTTTGCAAAATATACCGTTCCGGTGAAAGTGCCGCCCGCATTGCGCATTGCGCCAAGGTTTTTGCAGGCATCAGCGGCGGTGCCAGAACCCGTACCGCCGCGTTCAATCGGAAGGTTTCCGCTTGTGATCTGGCTTGCCGAATGCTCATGCGTAGATGGTGCGAAAGCATTCGCGTGCTTACCATCAACCGTATCAGCATCGCAACCTTTCATCAGCCCGTATGCTGCCAGCAGGGACACAATCTGCTTCGCCGTAAAATCGCTCTTAGGCATTGCGCTGTTTGCCGTCCTCTTGACAGTAGACAGGTCAGAAATAGCCTGATTCAGCAAGGCACTCAAAATATACGTGACCATGTTGAACTGCTGGCTTGTCGGTTTTCCGTTCAGACCACCGACAATAGAAGCCCAGCCGCCTTTCCAATCCTCCAACGAAATGTCTTGCTTCACGCCAGACATAGAAAACGCCGCAGTTGCATAATCTTCAAGCGCCCCGGCGCGACCTTCTGCCATAATAAATCACCCCCAGTTAATTGATGGACTGTGCAAACTTTCCTTCGCCGAAACCTGCAACTCGCGGATTGAGATCCACAAAGCCAAAAGTTTCCGCATCCTCTGTCGAGCAGTCCACGCGAACCTTTACGCCCGCAGGACGCACAATAAGGTCATGCGTTCCTAGAATAGACATAACCATATCGGAAAACGGTGCTGAAATTGAAAGGAAGATCGTTGCCGGCGTGTCTCGTCGTTCGCTATAAACCACCTGTGTTGCACCGAAAATAATTTGGGTTGCTTCGATGATTTCATCCGGAGTGCAGCGGCAGGAATTGACAAAAGCCTTATACTTCAGGCAAACGCGATAAATATCATCATCGTCTGCAAGTTCTCGGCTTCCAATCATCGCTCCAGCCTGCTGACGGGTCAGACAGACTAGTTGTCCAAGCCGATCAAGCCAAACGCCTGTGCAGCTATCAAAATCGTTCAGATTTTCCAGCCCCCCAAGGAACAAAGAGGCATTTTCGTACTCCGGCGCAACAGCCCAAATGATGCCGTCCAAATTTGACATTTTTTCAACGCTGAGAGGCATTTCTTTTAGGACTTCATAACCCATTAGGACACCCCCTTGCTGGAGAACTGTAAAATCCATTTTCCGTCCGAGTTCTTTCGATAGATTGCAGGCGGGGCAATAATTCTGGCGATGCTCCCCATCTCACAATCTTCAGGTAGGTCCTTCAGATCATCTACGGTGTCGCAGATATAATCACCCAGTTTGCTTTCTTCAAAGGATTCCAGCTGAAACTGCATTGGCAGCTTACCATACATTTCCTTGTAAGCGTCAATCATGCTTTCACCACCCGGATGCCGCTCATGCTAATGATGGGCTGCTGATTGATTTGAACTGGTACTATGCCGGTCAGCATAGAGCTATCGACAACCGTCTCAATTTCAGGCTTTTCGCTCAGCAAGCCCCGGATTTCGATATAATCAACACCGGACACGTTCTCCATAATGGGACGAATGAATTTTTGCAAACGAATCGTTGCACCCGCCGAAAGATTCTCCTCCATCAGCAAAGATTTGATTCTCGCTGCATAATCATCGTCCAGTCCGCCAGAACTCGTAACCGTAATAGAAAGCAGTAGATAAACGTCATTCACGCGAGTGAATTCCAAATACTGCCGATTGCCGTTGACATCGGTAGCGTAAGCATAATGCTTTCCGTATGCACGGATGCCACCCGCCTTGTTCTTCCAGATGATATTGGCCACGTCTTCGTCAGTGCCGCCCTGAACCACAATTTCAATGCTGTGCGGTGGTCTGCCCGCCGCATCGGTCGTATCATTGTAATTTTCGTATCCAGCCGCAAAGGTCACGCCCTCCACATCGCTGTATAAAAGCGAAACGATGCTCGCAACCGTGCCGGTGCCGCGGCTTGCGACTCGGTTTGTATAACTCGTTCTGGCTTCGGCATCCGTCTGGGTCAACCGACCCTTAATCGGCGTGATATCATTGGTACAGGCTGTCCAACCGTCCACGGTAGTAACAATCTGTGTGATAACACCATCAGCCAGCACATAGCTACCATATTCCGCGCTTTCAAACTGGATATTGCTGGTCACTTCCGTAACCGTAATGTACTTGCACAACGTTGCCGAAAAGCTGTCAGCAGCGCCCGATGCAGTCAAAACGATCGAATGCTCTCCTTGATCGTCAGTTTCGTCCGAAACAGTGATGCCGAACTTTCCCAAAGCATCAAAGGACCGAACGGCCGCAAGCATCTGCGAGTACGCATCGTCATACGAGGACACGGTCATTTTCTTTGTGATGCTGGAACTTTCTGCATAGGTTCCAACTTCTCCACTGGTCGCATTGCGAGAAACGCCAAAATCAAACGTAAAGGTTCCTGCAATGCTTTCAATTGGACGAATCGCCAGCTTTCTCCAGTTTGCGCTGGAGATTATGGATGCGCTGACCGCCTGAAAAGTACGTTGCGGTCGGCTGCTCGACTGAATCAAAGCACCAACCGGAATGACCGTTCCCTCTTGGCCAGTACAAGAGATAAAATACTTAGTTTTGGCCTGTCCAATGCGGCTCACCCCGCCCACCTGCATCACGTTATCTAACGCAACGCCGCAGGCCGTATTGGGGAAAAGCTGCTGATATGCAGCAGCATAAGCCTCCCAGAGTTCCGCCGGGGCATCCGCAAAAATTGTAAACAGGACGTTCATCACGCTTTGTGGGTTCTCCGATGGGTCAACTCCAACCTCGTCTTTAAACCTTTTGCAGATGTCGGTGTAAATTTCATCCAGTCGGCGCATTTGAAAGCCCTTATCTGTCACTCCGTAGTCCGACATGGGACAGTTCCACCTCGCTTTCTATTTCTCCTTCAGTGGTGGTCGCGGTAAAAGACGCTCGGAGCGTTCTAGCCTTTGCATCCTTTATAAGGTTGATGGTGCCCACCCCTGTTACGCCATCAACGGCGAGGATTTGGTCTCGCAGGGCCTTCTCGATTAAGGCTCGATTCGGAACCTTCACAAGGATTGTTTCAAAGTAAGGCGTGCCCATAGCGGTATTGAACACCCATTCTCCTTTTATCCAGCGCAGACGAATTTGCACACCCTGCCGAACGGCATCGATGATTTCAAAATCGCCGGTTTCGTTGATGAACAAATCTCCATCAGCCGCAAGCGCAAGGTCTTTCAATGCCATTACTGCGGCCCTCCTGTCAACCCGTGCACACCCGCATGAGTATGCGTATTCATCACGATGCCGCCAAGTGTCAGCGTTCCAGAAATATCCACATTGCCCTGAACCTGAACATTTCCTTTTATTTTCACATTGCCAGTCACATCAACGGTCGCTGTGGTAATTTTCACACTTGCAGGAAGTTTCTCAACCGAAGTGCCTCCGTTTTTCGACTTAATGCTCCCGTTGGTCACCTTGATTTCCGACGCTCCCCTTTTTACAGTGACAGAGTCATCTTTCATCGTGACAACAGTATCTTTCTTCTTTAGTTCGATGCTGTCTTTCTTGACGGTGATGGTCGCAGTCGGCGCAAAAACAACTGCTGCGTCCTCACTGCCGGCACGCTTAACCTGCTCGCTAGACGATGCAGGCAAGCCCGGAAGCAAGGTTGCATTGGATAAGTCCCACTTCAAGTCTGTTCCAGAGCCGCCCTCTCCGAAAATAGCCACACATCCATCCCCGGAATGCACAGGAAATGCAAACCCGATTGTGCCGCCTGCTCCGGTAGGCATCAGGATGGCCGTGCCCGAAATTTTAGGGTAGGGTACTTCCCTATCATCATCGGTCGTTACTTTCAAATCCGGCGTTAATTCAGCAGTGAAGTTTTCGGACACGTTACCGACCTTAGCAGGTGCCGAGGTGTGGATATTATCCCTCATGTACTGGTCGATGATGCTCACGACTGCATCGCGGAAGTCCTGATCCACGCTACTTCACCTCCACAAACTGCCCAACGCATTGCCAATCGTCGCCCTCCGTATCGCCGGTGAACCTGATTTTTGACGCTCGGTAGTTCCCCTTGTACTCTCTGGATTCCACTTTCACATAATCGTCAATCTGAATATGGCCATTTAGGCAATATGTAACTTCAATGCCTTTTTTGGCCTTTCTTTTGGTCGTATTAGAACTCGCGTTCTTGCTCGTTGAAGATTTGCTACTGGTCGATGCGGATTCAAAGAAAGGCTTCGGTGAACCAATCATACCGGAATCAGCCGAAAGGACATAAGCCGCCATTGTTAGAGGTTCATCCAGAGCACATATTTGAACGATTCCGTTTTGAACGCTCCAGCGAAGCTTGCTTCTATCGCACAGCCGCCCGATAAGCGTCTTTCCTGTGCCAACAAAAGCAAAATTCTTAAAGTCGATCATTTTAGCCTTGGGAGAAAGCTTAACTTCGCACCCCATTTCTTGAGCAACATCCCTGACGATTTTTTCTCCGTTCACAACACCCGAATAACTCAGGCTCACCGTTGTATCTCGTGCGGATGTAAAGCTATCCACAAACTCAATTGTGGTCTGTCGATCCGCGCTGTTTGTTTCGGTTTCAAAACACGTCAGAGAACCGCCCATAATAACAGGCAGGTCATCGCCATATCCAGCACGCAGTTCAATCAGGCAATCTTCCTGCTCCAAAAGGCGCAATGTTTCATCCGCCAGATTCCAAAGTGTGATTTTTCCTGTATTAGAACTTGAACTATCGCCAATTTCACAGGAAAAGGAACATCGGATAACCCTCTTCGTTTTTTCGTTAGGCTTTCCGATTTCACGGCCAACAGAATTATTTTTCCCGATTCTTACTCGGTACTGTCTATCCCAGATGTCCATCTGTCACGCTCCAAGCTGTTTTGCGGGAAGGTATAGCAGTTTTGCCCTTCCGTCCACAAAATCATTGCGGCCGATTGTTTCCTGCTCCGTTTCAACGCCAAGGACACCCGGCGGACCTCCTTGGGTTTGATAGTAGAAATTCCAAATCGTCCCCGGAACGAGCCGCGCCATGCCGAGGATAATATTCATTTCTGCATCGTAGATGCTAAGCATCCAAAAACCGCCGTATGCGTTCCATGTCAGCCGAAGATTGTAATATACTTCGTCAAGGTTCACGCGCATAATGGAATCGTTTCGGTCTGGTACAGAGATCTCATAGTATTCCAAATCCATCATCTATACCTCACTTAAACAATCCAATGGCTTTTGCCCCAGAACAAAGAATGCTGCTGCGGGAAGAAGATTTTCCGCTATCGGAAGATTTTGCTGTGGAGGTGCTCTTCTGGCTCGCGCCAGTATTCTTTTTAGACGTTCCTCCGCGAGCATACTTTATGCTGATATTGGCAGTTTCTGTCGAATTGATAGACACCTGCTTCAACTTCAGTTCAATACGCTCGCTGTTGCTTTCCTCTTTTGGAAACGTCACGCTTTCGATACAGACATTCTCATAGCTATCACCGCCGGCCGTAAAGGTCATCGGTGTTCTTTTCTTCCACAACTGCCGCAACTCCTCGACGGCACTCTGTACCCGGCTCGATGATGCCGGGTGCCGGTCCGCCCATGTAATCGGCGCGTTAGAAATCACAGCTGTGACATCAAGCGTCACCGCTTCCAGACAGATGTTGTCACTGGCGCTATATCCTTCTTCCGTTGCGTAGTCCGGGATCTTGCTGGACAATGTCTCCGGGCGTTTGATGATAGCATCGAACTCAAAATCTCCCAAGCGTGCGGGCTGTGTCGCTTCCATCAGGCATCACCTCCCGTAATTAAGCGCATGCGCCAAATCTTTCGTAGATTGCGAGGACTGCGAACTCACGGTAGACTGCAGTTTGGATGCGGCATTGCGATCAGACACTTGGAACGTGTAGCTTTGTCGGTTTTCCTGTTTTACAGTGATGTTTTTGGTGTTCGTAGTTTGAGCAATCGGCCGCTGTGATGCCGTTGTTGTAGACACCGGCCTTCCTCCCGAAATAAATGCACTGGCAGCATTTCTACTTGTGGCAGTGCTCCCAGAGGAAGTCTGCGTCCCTGTCGGTGATTTCCCATTGCTTGTGCGGCCGCTGCCACCAGAGGATTTTCCGCCTCCCATGCCTCTAAAACCAGGCGAATTCTTATCAGAACCGTCCCCGCCATCAGAATCATCGACATCATCGCCATTTCCACCGGCAAAGAAATTTTTTACGCCGTTCCACAGGTTCTTAGCCCAGGTGATTTTATCGCCGAACCAGTCAAAGAATCCTTTCAGCCAATTCCAAATTGCCTGTGCGCTTTCTTTCAGTGGCTCCCATGTTTCGCCAAAAGCAGCGCGTCCCAAACCATTCAGAATATCGAGGAAATCTTGCCACAGTTCCTTACAGCCTGTCAGGAATTGCGTCCAATCTCCGGTCTGAAAGCCCGTAATCAAGCCAGCCAGAAGGTCGAACAGATGCCCGCCCAGTGTTATGATGTCCGCGGTCAGGTCAACCAGTCCTTGCCAAAGGGCTTGCAGAACAACTAAAATCGAGCCTTTGTGCTCCTCCCAGAACCGTCCCAGCGAATCAAGAGCGTCTCGGCCAAACTGCTTTGCTCCCTCGAAGAACGCACTGATTTTCTCTCTCAATGCGTCAACATCAACACCAGCCTCGCTCAGGAGCCGCCCAAAGACGCTATCGCCGCCCTGCAGGAAGGTAAAAACATCTTCCAGCACAAGGAACAGCAAGAGCCATTTTGCGGCCGCAAGGGCAGTTTGCAGATTAAATCCTTGCAGGAGTTTCACTGCGCCCGCTAAGAAAGACAAAATCTTGCTTCCGTTGGTTGCAAGGAACAGAGCTGTGGCGACCATCACGATTAGCTTCAGCAGCTGTTCTACGCCGCCAAGTTTCTCAGCAATATTTTTCAACCACGAAGTCAGCCGTTGTGCTTTTCCTATCAGGAAATCGCTTATGGTTTTTATTGCTTTTCCAATACTGGTTGTGGTGCCAAGCATATCATCTGCGCCTGCAAGCCAAAGCCCCCACTGATTTCTGACATAAGTAAGAGCGTCCCCGATGCCGAAACCGAGTTCATCAAAGTTCTTTTGAATGTCGCTTTCCGCCGCAAAGAACGCTTCTTTCAGTTGCTTTGCGGAAAGTTTTCCGCTCTCTGCCAGATTTTGGAGTTGCTTTTCGGACACTCCCATTGCAGACGAAATGGCTTTCACCACCTCTGGGGCAGCTGTTTTTAAGTTGGAAAAGCTAGATTTGTCCAGCTTGCCCGAAGACATAGCCTTTTGCAGTACGCTCATGGTGTTGTCAAGATTTGCTTCTCTGCCGGAGCCTTTTTCCAGCTTTTCGACAAGCGAAACAAACTTCACAGCATCATCAACTGGGAACAGCTTACTGTTCAGCTGCACCAGCTTTGTCACATCTCCGGCCATGACCCCGTATTCTTCACGGCAATCCTGGGCCCCTTGCAGAATCTTCTGCTGGATATCCGCTTGGTCTCCCATCTCGCGGGTTGCCCCGCGGATGGTATCGTTGATACTGCCAAATTCCTCTGCAAGACTAGCAAGCTTAGTAAAGGAAAAGCAGATGCCGATTGCGCCAAGTGCTTTAGCCGCAAAGCCTTTTACTTCGCTGATAGCGCTTTTTGCGTCATCAACAGAACTTTTATCGACCTTGAACAGAATTTGATTGACGAACTTTCCGATTACAGTTTCCTTTGCCGCCACTTATGTATCCCCCCTTCTGTCCTCTTGGCTTTTGGCGTACTCAATGTCCCGCTGCATCATAATCAGGTCGTAAAGTTTTAGCATTTCATCCAGATTATAAACATAGGTCAGTTCGTACATCGAAGCCACCCGCTCACGAATCAGGGTATACATAATCCATTCAAGGTTCGTTACTCTGTCGTTGTCGAACTCTCCGTACTGTTCGAGCTGCCCGCCCGGCGCACTTTGATAAGGCCTCCAAAGAGGGTGCTCGCATCTTTGAAAAAACCGCTGAAGTTTAAGCGAATGACCTCAGCACAAAGATTGAGCATTCCGGCGAGGTACTGGCAGAAAATTTCATCAAAATCATCCTCGCCCATGACCTCATAAGTGTTTTTCTCAGGATCCAAAACGCGGATGTTGCTGTGATCCAGCAGGAGCTCACTCACCAGTTTGCTCAATGCGTTGCCATTGATGCGGGCAAGCGCCTTGACCAGCGAGTCTTTGTCCATGTCCATCCCGTCAAACATTTCCATGTTGACAGCATCCTTATCGTCGCTAGCAACCGACACGGTGCCCAGAATGGGAAGGATGATGGATGCGACATCGCCAAAGATGTAGGTAGCATCCTTGGCACCGAATGGGCGAATCTTAAACTGGTATTCACCAACCGTAATGTCGCGCATTTCCATGCGTTTCATTTTCATATCAGGTTTCCTCCTTTCAGTTCTTCGGCTCCATCTTGCCAACAGCCCGCAGCGTCCACTCCTGATTCTGGCCGGTCTTACCGTAAGCGCACGGGGCAGGCTTGGAAACCCATGCCTTGGGCGCCGTGAAATCCGGGTTAGAGCCCAGATCTTTGATTTGCATATTGAAAAGGCCGCTGCCCGGGGTCTGCTTGTTGTTGTTGTACTTCTTCAGCAGCCAGTTGTTTGTTTTGGAACCGTACTGCAGAACCAACTTGATTTCATAGCGAGGATCATCCGGAATCGAAACGACCACTTCGCCATCTGCACCGGCTTCATCCGTCACACCATCGCCCTGCGGAGTAATGGTAATAAAGCCATCCTCCGTAAAACCAGACGCGATGTGAATGCCCATGGTGCACAGAACGTTTTTCGGGGAGTAAACGGTTACATCTCCACGCATTTAGCGGTTCTCCTTTCTCAGTAATTCAGTGTGCCGCCAATTTTCGCGGCGATCAGGGCACCTGCCAGCTGTGCTGTCCATGTCACACCGGTAAGACGGCGGCTCTTACGAGTTGCGGCATCCAAATCGGCCGCACGCGGCACGGTGACGGTATATGCGCGAGACGCTTCCCCATCATCGGAAGAAGCATCCTGCACAATGCCACCAGCACGCACGCCCTCTTCTAACGCATCAATGACAGCGTTCTGCACCAGCGCAATGCCCTGATCGGTATAAGGCACTTTGGGCAAGCCCAGAAGCAGGTTCAGCACCTTGGATTGAATTTCGGTCTTCAGCCAGTCACGGAAACGAATGGTGTCGATCCACTCGCCGCCGCTCACCTTGCCACCTTGCACCATGGCCTTGCTGCCAACAGTTGTGTAATACGAGATATTGCGTGTTTCCAGACTTGCAATATCCGTGGTGGACAGTCCCTGTGCAGACACCATAGAAAGGGACTTAAAGCACCACTGCTCACTGCCCGGGTCATAGGAAAGGAACCGGGAAGCGTAAGCACAGTTCACGCAGTCGTTCTCGGCGGTAGCGTGAATGATCGCAGTGCGAAGCATCGCATCCGATACCGGAGAGGACGAAATGCCGGTCGTCTCGCAGATACACAGCTTTTCATTGGCTTCTGTCCAGTCGGCAATGCTCTGGTAGAAGTCCTCCTTGATGCCCGCCGGGCAGATGCAGTACCAGCCCGGCATACCGATGGCTCTGTCAAGAGTCACATCCACCTTTTCGGTGGAGCCGCTGGACAGCTTCTGCACCGCAATCATTACCGCGGGCGGCTTCGGGGACTGTCCAAACACCTTGCTGGCACCAATGTACACAGGATCGTCCGCTGCGAATCCGGCGCTCTTGAGGTCCTGCAAGCTCGCATAACCGGCAACATCAGGTGTAACGCGACCGCCAGGGGCTTTAGGCAGAGGGCCGACAATGAGGATGGTGTCATAACCACCATCAATGGACATCGCTTCGGAGATCTGGATATTGACCTCAACGATTTTGTCGATATTCATGTGGTTTCGCTCCTTTACTCATTTCGGATTTCTTTTTTGACTTCGACTTCGTCAAACCATCCGGCTTCCATGTCTGCAGCTTTTTTGGATGCTGCACTGGCATGGTCTTCCGAATACTCGCCGTCAATCGGAGCCAAGGCAGCGTACTCCTTAGTACGCTGCACAAAATCCACATAAAAAGAACAGCGCGCCCTCTCTACGCCGGGCGCGCTGTTATGGATCGGTTCAGGTGACCCTTCCGTGCATACCGTGATATTCATGGCGCGCATTTTGTCACCTGCGTATTGGCTATCAAAGAACTGAATAGCTTGTTCAAGGTCGTCCACGACCGTTGACAAGCCAACTTTTTTCACCCCGGCAGCATGCTCCGTCTTGCTCTCGGTGACCAGTTCAGCAGAAAACGGAATGCGCTTGCATTTTTCCTGCCAAAGAATCCCGTTCTTGACGTACTCAAACGCGTTCACCAGCTCGATGCGTTCAAAGTCGAGAACGACATACGGAAGCGGTGGACGAACGGAATTGGGATAGCTGTAAATCACTGTGCAATGAGGGTACAGTTCCACAAACATGAGCCGAACCGCCTCGCGGCACTCAGCTGGTGTCATTGGCAATCTCCCCTTTCTCGCCCTCAACAGCTTCAAACTCTGATATCCAGTGCTTCAGGATGGTGTTTCCCCAGTAGATGGACGACTTGCAGGCGTACCACTGCCCCATGTAAAGCAGACGATCTCCCGTTGTCTGTTTATCCGGTTCCGTAGGAAGAAGCTGGACATCACTATACACAGTCAAAACGCCGGTCGTAGAGCGGCCAGAAGCATCGTCCTGATTGCGGCGCGTTTTGGCCTGCACATCAAGTGGAAGCTGCATATCCGAGTAAGTTGTTTCGGCTGTGCCACTGTCCCAGCTGGTGCCCTTATAGCGGCGCACAGTGTACATCTGCTTAAAGATGTTCATTTCTTTCCTTTCTTGATAACGTACTGACAGTTCTGACGCAAGGCGCCTGTATCAATCAGGGGCTTCGTGGAACTCTTCCCTTTAATATGCACAGGCACCGGGCCTTCCTTGCCATATTCGTTCATCATCCAGCCGCCCTCGATGGTGATGGGCGCGTTGGGTGCCCATTCCTCATCTTTGATTGCATCCTGAATCATGGACTTTGCCTGAGAACCAATCGCATTGGAAACCGCATCAGCTGTTTCCAAGGAGGACAAAGCCTGCTGCGAAAACTCTGATAGTTCTTCCGAGTGCTTTTTGATGGCGTCCATAAAGGGACGGGCAGGAATCATCGCCGACCCGTCTTTGTGGAGGGTTCCGTAGTGGTTCCAGTAGGCGACCTCGGCCAGCGATGTTTCATCGTCAGCCGCCTTTTGGTCTGCCTGATACCCAACCTCTATGGTCACATTGGACAGTTCGTTCAGGCGCTCCATCGCCGCTCTTCCCTCTGGCGTCAGGTCAAGGCCGATGTCATTGGCTATCGCCATGGGCAGGTCTCCTTATCGAATCATGATAGGCACGATATGCCGGTTCCGAATCGAAATAAACTGCAAGCCGTAGGAAGTAAGCTGGTACTCAGCATCTCCGGTGGCCCCGGCGGTGCTGGTGGCAAAGGATATGCTCACGCCACCTTCGGATACGCTGGCAAGACGCCCAGTGTTTGCAATGGTTCCAAGGGAGTTATCGCCATTACCTGCCATTTTCATAGCATGACACACCAAAAGCGCCACTGCCAGATTATAGTCCGCGCCGAATTTTTTCTGCGAAATAACTGGTGCTTGCAGACCGATCCAGAACGAAATGTCATCGTCCGGCATAGCCTTAAACTCAGCACCCACCATCTTTACAATTTTGGTGATTGCGGCCACATCGACGGCATCCATCAGGATTCAGCCTCTGCGGAGGCATCGGAAGCAGGCTCCTGTTCTGCCTTGGCCTTGCGCGCCTTCTTCTCCTGCACCTCCTGCATCAGCCCCATGCTGATATAAAAGCCAACAGTGTCAGCAAAGGTTTCGCCAACTTCTGCAGTATCGCCCGGCAGCATGGACGCATCGCCGATACAGATGGGCTTCACGGAAATGTTTTTGATCTTCATGGGGTGTTACTCCTTTCTTACAGGCCGTAGACCAGACAGGCGGACAGCGGATAAGGAATCATCATGCCTGCATCGCGGCCCTCGCAGTTGATAACGATTTCCAGATTGCGATCCTGCGGCGCGTGCTGAAGGAAAGCCATGGGAACCTCGTGGGACATCTTGTCCGGGTCTTTGGTGTACAGCAGGCCGATGTTCTTGCCAGTGCTGTTGTAGTCCTTGTTGCCCTTGGACAGTTCGCCAGCAACTTCCCAGTTCTTAATCTGGGGAGTGTGATCCTTGATGTAGGACAGAACGGATTCGCCGGTGCCATCGATGCGGCGCAGGTTCAGGCTGGTGTACAGGTCGTTGGGCATGACCCAGCTGTCCGGGTGCTCCACATTCTGGGTCAGGGTGTCGATGTAGTTCAGGATGCCAGCAATGTCGGCCGCAATCTCGTCTGCGGTTTTGGATGCCCAGTCGGCCTTACCGGCTGCACCGTTCTGCAGGGTATAGATAGGGATATTATTGCCGGAGGACAGAACGCCGATGATGCCCGTCTTCTCGTCGCCGTGCCAAATCAGGTGATTCACCTTGACATCATACACCCGGCGGGCCGCTTCAGCACGCGCAGAGTCCAGAGACTTCATAACGCCCAGAACCGCATTGCGGCGGCAGGCACGCAGTTCCTGTACGTTGTAGCCGTAGCTGTCACCGATGTTGACAATTTCCGCACGATGGGGAGTGCCCTTCACATCGACACGGGGCAGGTCGCTGGCGTAGTTGGCGATAACATCAGCAAAGCCAACCGGCTCATAGCTGTAGTATTCGATATACGCAGCTCCCTCATCGGTTTCACTGGTCTGAGGGAAGAGCTTCAGGCCGGACAACTCCGGGAAGTCCTTATCGTACGCCTTGGTCTTGACATGCGCCAGCTGCTTGGCGAAGAAGATGCCTGCATTGTCAGCAGCATCCATGCGAAGAACCGCACCGGGGAACGGGTTCTTATAGGCCTCATTGATAAGAGAAGAACACTTGCCGGACAGGGCAGCGCGATCCTCCTCGCTGTAGCCGTTTGCGGGGTCAAAGGGATTAAACTTAGACATGGGTTATACCTCCTTAGAGCTGCTCTACGAACTGGGCAGGTGCGATGCCGTTCTGTGCCGCACCGATGAAGCGAGCCTTGACAGCCAGATTGGTGCCCTTGGTCGGAGTGAACTTGCCAGCATCATCACCGGCAATCACCAGATATACCGGCTGACCATAGGCAGGTTCCACAGAATCAACCAGCTGCACCCACAGCTTGCCAGACTGACAAACATCCAGAATCTGGCCTTTGTGCAGGAGAACGGCACCATCATCATCCATTTCGGTGTTGGCGCTGTACATTACAACGCCCTCAAACTTATCGACGGTTGCGCCGGTAGCCGGCAGGGTAATATCTTTGCCCGGCTCTGCGCCCTGCACAACGCCGAGACCAAAGAACATCTTGCCATCATCAGCGCCATTCCGGCGAGTGACGGCCTCGTAGTTTGCGCGGTCATAAAGCAGACCGGGAATGCCACGGCTCGGTTCACCGTAGTTCATCTGTACAGCCATGTTCATAACTTAGTCCTCCTTTTCAGCAGCGTGACGCTGAATCATGCGGCTGCGAGCCGCAGCAGGGTCGTTCTTCTTGCCGGCATCACGGACGGCCGCATTTGCGGAATCCGCATTGAAAATCTGGCGACGCTGGTCCGCCACGCTCTTGCGACCGTTGATTTTCTCCTTGGCGATGTCGAAAGCGGCGTTGATATAGGCACTGCTCTTGCCGTCCAAGCGCATACCCGGGATAACGGCGTGCACGACCTTTTTCTTTGCCTGCATGACCGGCATGGTCTCCATGCCATCAAGATGCAGCTTGTCTCCCAGACGGCACAACTCAACGCGCTGGCTGACCTGCGCCGCAATAGCGCTGGCGCTATCATGGTTCAGCTGGCTGTTGGAACCATCCGGGTTATCATCCTCGTCCTCAGTGGGCTTGGTATCGTCCTCTGCGGCATCAGCGCGGGCATTTGCGGCATCCAGCATGGACAGCAGGGTGTTAATGTCCGCTTTGGCCTGACCGTCCTCCATGGCGTCACGGCGGGCGGTAATCTCTGCCAGTGCATCAGGCTTGGTGGAATCATCCTCACCATCATCCTCGGTGGGCTTTGCAGGCTCACCGCCTGCCGCCGGGTTGTTCTCATCATCAGCAGTAGCGCCGCCGGTTGTTGCCGTCAGGTACGCCTTGATTGCTGCCTGAACGCCAACAGGGTCAAGGCCGGGAGTCGCAGGGGGACTGCCCGCGCCCTCGCCATCATCTGTGGTAGGCTTCGTAGTGTCCACGGTGGCATCATCGTCCTGAGTGGGGTTGTTCATCTTCTCGTTCTCATCCATAGGGGTCATACCTCCATTGCTATCTTGGCTGTCCATATTCAGGCGGGCATCATCACCGGCGCGAGCGACAGCTACCAGCGCCAGATGATTGACACGGATATGGGTCTGGATTGCGTCATACGGTTCTCCGTTCCATTCTCCGGGTTCCATGATAAGATCCTGATAATACCCAACGGACAGTTCCCGCAGACCGGATGCCTTTACTGCATCCGGGTCGTCAATGACGATTTTTGCGCGGACGGTTTCTCCGTCCTGCTGTCCAGGGGTCAGGATTGTTCCCACTCTCTCTCGGTGGGCATTGTCCTTGTCGATCACCTGCGCATCGTGGGTTATGATGATGGGCTTTCCCTCATAGCTTGCAAGGCTTTCCGGGTCAAACACATCTTCCGGTCTACGCAATTCTCGACGCTCCGAGCCATCTTCCAGCGTGTACTTGAAGATACCCGTGCGGGTCAGAATGGGGTTATCATAAAAATATCCCTCGGCGCTGTAATGCTCATCGACAGGCACACTGTCTGTCCGCATTTCGCTCCGAAGGACTAGCGGCGGGGTATTCTGTTTCATTGTTTTTTCTCCTTAAAGGCTACAGAATTCAGCCTATCGAAGTTAAAGACAGGTTTTGCAACACAGCGGCACTGGTAGTCCTCTCCGGGATTGCAATGCCGCCCGCTGTACACTTTGCCGTGCTTTGTCATGTACCACATGGCCGGCGGGTCGTCATAGCGGAATTTCCGGCCGTTAAGTTCACGGTGGCATTCACGCACACGTTCATCGCCTGATGAACTCCAGATATATTCCTCTACCCCAGCGGATTCCTGCCTTGTACGGGTCAGATTCGCGCTCAGAGTGCCCACTTGGTCACGCGCAAGAAGATTTGCTTTCGACTTGGTCACATCAAACCGGCGTTGAATTTCATTGGAAATCGCCGCCGGGGTGCGGCCTTTTGCAAAGCCCTCAATAATGACGTTCTCCATATCATCGAAGCAGTCGCTTTCAATGCTGGTAATGAAGCTGACATTTTGCTCAACCCATCTTTTAAGCATCAGGTCGTATCTTTCGCCGAGAAAGAAATCATCATGGATATCCACTCCCAGCGTGGCACGCACGCTGCGCTGCCATTCTTTGAGTTGCCGCCGGTCGGTGTAGTCAGCGCACCGGCGAACATCCCGTTCCAACGGATCGGTTTTCAGCCGCCGACTGAGCCGGTCACGCATAATGCGGAACCTGTTCTGGATGCGGCGAACCATGTCGCTGTATCCATCATGTCTGATGCTGTCGGAGCCGGTTTTCTGTTCTTCCGCAACGATAGCCAGAATTTCAGGCATGGATTCTCGCACAATCTTCTGCAGTTCTTTCAACCGCCGATTTTCGATTGCGCGCATCTTGCTTTCTGCCCACTGCGGATACTCCGGCTCGATCTTTGATTTTTTCGTCATTGAAGAGCGCCCGGTCATGCCGGGCCCATTATTCTTCACAGGCATATCCACCTCATTATCTTTCTGGGAACCATCTTCCCTTTGCAGGCATCAAAAAGACCCTGCATCTCCACCTTGATGCAGGGTCTTTGTTCTTATGGCATGCAGCACTTGAATTTTGACCTTTTGCTTACAGCGCGCATCCGTCCAAGCGCGAAGCGGAAGGAACGCGGTTTATGGCTCCGCGCTGGCTCTGTCATGGAACAGGCCAGAACACTTCGCAGCGGTCTGTTGGGAGCAGGGTCAGTGCCCCCTCATGCCATCGAGGTGCCGATTACGGTGTACGGCGGGTGGTGCTGGAGGTGGGGATTGAACCCACAGCCTGACGGTTACAAATCGCCTGCTCTATCCTATTGAGCTACACCAGCGTAAAAGCCGAGGGTACCGGGCTCGAACCGGCGGTCTGGGAGTCAAAGGCCCATGCCTTATCCAACTTGGCCAACCCTCGATATGGAGCAGTCAACGGGGCTTGAACCCGCGGCATCCTGCTTGGAGGGCAGGCGCTCTACCAGCTGAGCTATGACTGCAAACAAAAAGAGCCTTTGCGAGGGACGCTTTCACGTCACCTGCAAAGGCTCTCAACGCCAATATTTTAGTCAAACACCTTTTTGCCTTCAGCAAACTTCTTTTTAGCTTCGTTCAGGCTGATGCGGTTATAACCGCCGCGATAATCAGGATCCGCTCTCTGCACGCCATCATTTACCCAGCCGCACACGGGGCATTCCTCAAAATCGTTGTCTTCATCAAAGCTATGCTGCCCACATACCGGGCAGATGATTTTCTCAGTCATCTTCGATTCCTTCCAATTCAAGCTGACGTTTATAGTAATCTTCCCCATCGTCAGGCTTGAACATCGTTCTTACACCCTTCTCTGGGGAACCTTTTGCAAAGTCATTTTTCTTCGCGTCATACCGGCACACAAGGCCATCTTTTGTCTTGTAGCCTTTTATGCCGTTTCCGCACGGGCTTTCCAAAAGTTGAACCGCCCGCTTTTCGTACTGCTCCTTTGTCGTAATGCCATCGGGAGCGTACTCAGCGGCGTGGGTTCTTCCATTCTGCCAGTGGTTGTTCAGCTTCTGCTTGTTGGGGAAACCTTTCACCTTGAAAGTGTTCGCGCCTTTTGCCGAAACTGCGTTAGAATTTATTTTAGCATGACTTTGAGAATCATTCAAGTCTTTTGATGGATTTTCCTCGCTCGATATATCTTTTAATGATGTGGAGCCGCCAGAACTGGAAAATTTTCCATTCTCGTCGCGATTGTGCTTGCTCTCGTCAAAGTCGTCCAGCGTAATGCCCAGCTGCTCAAGGTATTCTTTCACGCTTCTGAGAAACGGTTCAAACACCAGCCCACCGGGCACATCCTGTTTCAAAATCTGTTCAGGGGGCATCCATGTAGCCGTGAACATCTCCTTTTGGTCGCACCGAGGAACGCCATCGAAGCCATTGACGAGATAGATCTGAACGGGAAGCACCTCATCCGGCTTGCCCTTGCAGTTACCGAGATAGGTAATGTCCCCTACGTCAATATTGAACTCTTCCTTTGCTTCCCGGCGGAATGCCACACTCGGCGTTTCCCCGGGTTCAATGTGACCGCCGGGGCCGCACCAACCTTGCCCATCGGAACGTTGGCCGCAGAGGATTTTCCCATCGTTCAGGACGAAGCCGGCAACATAACCGCAGTCCCCTTCATCCGTAACCAGGTTACCTGCCGCAGGCGGGTTCTGCGGATTGGTCGGCTGGGGAACGTTAGCCCCACCCAAGCCCCAGTCCTGATTGACATCCGCTTCCGTGATGATGTTTTCAGGATCAAACTGTTCATCCTGCGCCAGAGACCGGCGAACCTCGTCGGTTTCCAAGATGCCAGCGGTAACGTATGCGGAAGCCGTCTGTGCTCTGGCAAGTTGGGCTGCAGCATTCGCCTGATCCTGCGTAGCCTTTTCATCGTCAGACAAGCTCCAAGCGCTCTTGTAGGTAATGGTATACTCTGGCACCTTATCGATTTCACCGTTCCACGCCATTCCGCGCAGAATCAGTTCGACCAGCGTGCGGGTGTTGTCCCGGAGGTCACCGGACTGGATGCCGGACACGGCCTCCTTATAGTTTTCCATATCCCCTTCACCCGTGGCATTTTCGCCGGCCGGGGAGCGTCCAAAGAGCCTTGTCTGCGGAATATGGCTCACAGCGGACAGCATAGCACAGGCATTGTCCAGAATGTCCTTGACTCCCGCCACGGACAGGGATTGAATGCCAACATCCTCGCCATCTGCATCAATGAAGACCATGTTCAGCAGATTACGGGCAAGGTCAAGCATTTCCATGCGCTGAAGAACCGTATCGTCACCGTCTACCGTAGACAGGACGTTTGCGAGGTTCTTCATTTTGTATGTCACCATTGACAGCCGTTCCAGCAGGCGAATGGAGTAGCCCGGACCGATGCAGGCATTGCGAAGTTCTTCGCGGATGCGCATATACTCCGGGATGCCCCATGTGCGGTAGAGATTTGACATCGTGGAGCCTTCGGGGATTTCTCCGTTGTGGAACACTAAGCATCGCGAGGAATGTACTACATAGCTGCCGTACACACTGTTTATCTGATAAAACTCCGGGATGCCAGTTCCGCCCTTACGATAGTCTTCATCTGCCGGATTGTTTTCGTAGCCGTTGATCCACAGCGGAAACACCTCATTCCGTCCGTAAACCAACAGTTCTTCCACGCCATGAACGTCCCGCCAGTTCAGCGGATCCTGAAGAAGTCTTCCATCGTCCACCAACATAACAACAGCAGAGCCGCCAAACAGCCGCGCCCATTTCAGCGCTTTCGCGAGCCTGCTCTGGTAGTGGATAGTCTGCAGATGGTCGTCAAGACGCTTCTGCAAATCCTTATCCTTGACGCCAAGGTCGATACCGTTCTTGGTGGCATCGTCTGCCGGGGCATCAATGATGGTTGAGAATAGTCCGTTTCCTGCATAAAGGTCGGCCAATTCCGCATCCGTCACAGCTGCACCGGTTGCCCACTGGTAATACTCAGTGCTGTCGTGCTGGGTACCATACTTGTTCAGAACGTTGTAATAGCCGTCGAGGCGAAGTTGCGTTTTGATTTTTCCGGGGATAACTCTTTTCACCTTTTTCTCCTTTCCGGCTATCATATCAGACTGCGTACATCAAAGATGCCGCCCTCGTATAGCGCAAGAGCTACCGCATCAGCGCGGTCAGGACTGGTCAGACCGCGCTTTTTCAAGGCATCCTTGCTTTCAAGCTTCAACTTTGCTGGAGCACCACTAAAGATATATTTACGGGTGGTAAGCTGCCCTATCAGGGTTGAATCGTTCGGGATATGCAGGGTGCCCGCCGTGGCCATATCCCGTAGGACCGCCCACATCCACGTTGCGATATCTGCATAGCGCCCGGCGGCTTCCTTGTCCGGCACAGCGCTGGAGAAGTTTACCGGCACGACCATCAGCTTGGTTAGCTTCTGCCGAATCTTTTCTCGGTTGAGTATGTCGGTCACGCCTCCGCCAACGCCGGTGTCATCAATGACCGCGTAAATCAGACCGCGGTACTGCGGATACGCTGCACGCATGGTTTTATATATCGCAATGATATCGTCTGCCGTAGCGTACAGGTCTTGACCATGGCGCGTGACCAGCTTTTGGATATCTCCATCAATGTTCTGTGCAATGGCCGTATCGTCGTTGCCAAAGCGGGCAACGTCACACCCGATGGAGATCCGGGCTGGAGCACAATGTTCCAGAGGTTCAGTATTGACAGCCTTTGTGGCGAGTGCCATCGGAATAAAGACGTCGTCCTCATTCTCCGGGAACTCGCCGTCAACACGGACGCGGACTACATTGCTGTTCTTGCCAAACTTCCGCTCCAAGTCAGCGATATTCTGCTTATTCGTGCGGGGGCTGTCCCTGCTGGACACCTTCATGCAGTAGTAGGACTGTGCGTCTACGGTGTGTGAATCGTGGAATGTGCCAGTGTTCTGCGTTGGGTTTCCGCACATCAGTAAGCGGTTGTTATCGCCGGAAAGCGTGCCCTGTATAGCCTCCATGATGGGGTCAGCAACACCAGATGCCTCGTCCACCACGAAAAGCATATTGTCTTCGTGGAAGCCCTGCATATTCTCCGGCTTAGTGGCTGTTCGAGCCACGGCGAACCAGCGTTTTTCATGTCCTCTCATGTAAACACGAGTCTTTGTCCACACAAGCATAGCCTGCAAGACAGGGCTGCGTTCCTGCCACTTGGCAATCTCAGCCCAGAGGACGTCATTCAACTGCTGGCGGGTCGGAGCCGTGCACACCACGCGTGGATACGGAAAACAGGACAGAAACCAAAGGACTAGGTTCGCTTCAAAAGCGGTCTTGCCAACGCCCTGTCCTGAGCGGATAGACACCTTGCGATGCCGCGCAATAGCTGTGGCGGCTTCTTTTTGCCACGGATCAGGCTTGAAGCCAGTGACCTCTTTGAAGAACAGGCAAGGGTCTTTACGGTACAGCGGGATTCGCTTGGCAAAGACTTCACGTTGTCTCAGTGCCATCGTCCGCATCCTCCACTTCCGTGTCTGCCGCCTCGACTGCCGCAACCCAATCGTCTACCAGCTCATTCTTGCCACTGTTGCTCATTCTGCGCAGGTCGGCAAGCTGTTGTATCACCTTGGACTTCTGGCGCTGTACATCGGTCAATAGCCGCTCTAAGCGTTCCACGATAAGGTAGCTTGATTCGACGGTGGTTGATGTTTCCACGGTGGTGCCGGGGAGCCTTTCTTCCCGATCGACTTTAGCATCTATCCGCTCAATGTAAGCCTCCTTGTCGTGGGCTTCTTTTTCCTTGTCCTCGTCCAAACGAGTAAACGATCTGCCAGACTTGGAGGTATGCACCGACTGAATGTGCTGTTTTTTCTCTTGAACAGCGGAAATGCGTTGAAGTAGAAAAGCCTCCCGGGCGGTCAGCAGTTGGAGTTCCTGTATCAACAGGTCTTCTGCATCAACATCCTTCGTGCAGTCCTGAATGGCTTTTTGGTTTTCCTCTGAAAAAGAGCCAAACATCACCGCAGACCAGCCACCGTGTTTCAAGGCATTCTGGTTACCCGGCGGCGCGCCTCCATGGTTGCCAACTGCATTGACATTACCCAGCGGTGCGCCCGACTTTGGCTTGCCATCCTGCGGGGCTTTCTGGGTGCACTTAGAAGATGCACCCTTGGGGTGCGGCGGGGTGCGTTTCTTGGGTGCACCCTTTTGTGTATCCCAATAGCGCTTCTTCCACGATTTCACAGTGTTCAGCGATACGCCCAGCTTCTTTGCGATTTCGGTGCATCCCATCCCTTTCTTATAAAGGGTGAACGCCTTATCTCGCGTTTCCATCTACATCGCCACCACTATCCTTCTTCATTTTCTGTCCCGGTATCTACCCGGACTGTTGTGTTGTTTCCAAAGAAAAAGCGCCGGCCCTTTGCAGAGCCAGCGCCGCGCCCCTCTCACACGACCTTTGCGAGAGCGGTTTTGGAGATCATCAAATTTCCCAGTTCTACGGCCAGGAATGTGCCCACGAACAGGCCAGCGCTTGTCAACCAGAACGGCGCGCCGACCATCACAGACAGTTCCACACCGATGAAGAGAGCCACGGACAGGGAGAGGATGACTGCTTTCCACAGAATCCCCAGCCTTTTCCACGGCCCCCAGACCACCAGTGCGTATGCAGTCCCCTCAGCCAGCAGGCCAAAGAGCACATCGACCGGGCCGAAAGGACTCGTTGCATTTGCGATTGCAATCCCCAGCAGAACCGCCGGGGCGTACCGCTTATCCTTGAACGGGAGAGCGCATAGCATATTAGCCACCCGGAACTGGATAACTCCCCATGACAACGGGTTCAGGGTGGTTAATGCGACATATAGAGCCGCGACAACTGCGGTCTGGCATAGGGCTTTGGTGTTTCTCATATCCCCTGCCCCCCTCATACCATAACGACCACATTGCCATGGGATGCGTCGTTCACCGCAGATTCGACCATGATCCAACTGGGGTGCACGTCCTCAACAAGCTTCTTCTTCAGCTTGCTGGCTGCTTCCTCGATGACCAAACTTTCACCTTCCAGACATTCGCGGATGAACTTGTCGATTTCGCAGTAGTCCGGGATAATCTCTGCCGGCTCCATGGTCACAGTAAATTCATTGGTGTAGTATGCCTTTCCGATGGGGCAGAAGCACCGGCATTTCTGCTTATAGACGATTTTACGCACGCCGTAGCGATTTTCAAACTTAGCCATTGTTTTCTTCTCCTTTCGGCTTCTGAACGATGAACAGGAGTTCTTTTGCTTCACGCGGGAACGGAATTGCCATAAAGGCTGTAAGGAATGCAGACGGGACATAGGCTTTCATCCGGGAGTAGAAGTCCCGCAACGCCGGTTCCTGCTTGGAATAGAACTCGTCCATCTCTCGGACGCTGGTGACCAGTCCTACCTCCTGCACAATGCTGAATCCGATTTCGGCCAGCTTGGCTTTCAGTTCATCGTAGCCCCACTCATAGACATGAGCGCGGTACTGGGTCTGATACCCATTGCCCGGGGTGTTCGGACAGGAGAGAAACATCTTTGCACCCGGCTTCATTACCTTGTAGCATTCTGCAAGGCTTTTTGCGCCGTCCGTAGGGTGCATATGCTCAATGGCAGAGGTGTAAATCACAAAATCGGCAAACCCCGCCGGGATGACTTTCGACATCTCAGCAACGTTGCCCAGCTTCCAGCCCACCCGGAACGGGTAGTAGGAAGTCAGATCTTTAGGCTCAAGGTTCTTTGCGGTTGCACCGCGCATAGCCTCTTTGATGTTCGCTTTGCTGATGTCTACGCCGGTATAGGATGCAATATCCTTTGCGTAGTAGCGCAGCAGCGGGAGCATCAGAGAGCGGCCGCAGCACACATCCAGCACATTCATGCCCTTTTTCGCCATGTGGGCGGCGGCAAGGTGCTGGATGTAGTTCATTACGTCCAGATTGGTGAAGAAACCGTCTCTGAACTGCATATAAAAATTCCGCATCTGGTAGGTGGTGCAGAGAATTTTTTCTCTGTCCATGCCATCCTCAACGCGGTATACGATATCTTTATCCACGCCATTTTCCTTTCGTATCAAGGTACTTCTGGTATTTGATCCACTCTTTCAGCGCATACTCTCGGCGAATCCGGTAGTCTGCGCCTATCATGCCCTTCGGGGGTCTGACCACAACCATTTCTGAGCCGTTGAAGTAGGACAAGCCGCCAAAATTGACCTGTGTAGTCCATGTGGTGCTGTCCACGCTATAAAAGCCAAAGTCAACCGCATCCTTTTTGGTGTAGCCCAGACCGTGCACCCGCACCCCGCAGGCGTTCGCATACTGCACCAGCCGTTTGATGTAGCCGTACTCGCTGGGCTGAATGTGCTTGATTGCGAAGCCACCGATGCCGATATAGGGATAGTCCCTGCACAGGCGTTTAAATTCGTCAAGGCCGCGGGAGCGATGCCAGACTGGAATGCTCTGCTTGCCTGTCTCGGCTTCAAGGCGCATTCTCATGCGTTTTACAGCATCATAGCCTACGATGATATCTACATCCAACTCGAAAAAATGCTGCACGTTGTTGCGGTTGATAAAGTCGATGTACCGACTCAGGTAACCATCCCAGTCTACCGGCTTTGACGATGCTTCTATGCCGTGCATAAAAGTAAACGCCCCGCTGTCGAGAAGAAACATTTTCCACTTCGACATTTCCTCGACCTGCCACGGCTTGATGTAGAAAAAACTCTCCAGAACGTACTCCGGCCTGTTTTCCCGCACGACCTTCTCTGCCGGGAAGGTGCCCGCCAAGCACAGCCTCATGTTTCAAACCATTCTCCGCAGTGCGGGCATCGGATAAGCTTAGAGCCGTTCTGTTGCGCCGTAGCGGGCTGAAAAGGTGCAGGCTGTCCAGATTGCTGGCTTTCAGAGTCCGAACCTGTATCGGCCACTTTGGGCGGCTGCTGGGCAGGCTCTGTGAAGAACTCTTCAAAATCGGAATCATCCACATCCCGAAGCAGGCCATCAAGTTCCACTTCACTGAAGCCGGTACTGCTCAGATCTACATCCAGCGCTTGCAGCGCATCCATTTCGGCGCGGAGCACATCATCATTCCAAGAGGATGCTTCCGCCACCTTGTTGTCTGCAATGCGGTATGCCTTGATCTGCGCGTCCGTCAGGTCATCGACCCGGATGCAGGGCACTTTGTCCATGCCCAGCCGTTTTGCGGCCTCATAGCGGGTGTGTCCGGCAATGATCGTGCCTTTTCCATCAATCAAGATGGGCACCCGGAATCCAAATTCCTTGATGCTCTGGGCTACCGGACCAACGGCCGCTTCGTTGTTTCTGGGGTTGTTCTCATAGGGACGGATCTGCGAAATATCCTGATACACTACTTGCTGATTCATTTTTTCTCCCTTCTTTGCTTTTCCGCTGGCGTTGCGGAACAAATTAGGGAGCGGCGGTATCTTTCCTCCTTTCTGGGCATAAAAATACCCGTCCGGTGGCGAAACCGGGCGGGCAATGCGCTATGATTAGAATTTTACGGTATTATTGTACCACTTTTGCCGTGACGCGTCCATGACATCTTTTTGACATTGAGCTAAGACATTTCCAATGCGTCGATACCAAACATCAGCATCGAGATTTTATCCACTGCTGCATCATGGTCACGGTAAACCTGCCGGGCGCTCACGTTTTCCTGCGCCGCAATCTGCTCCACAGATTTAGTGTTCTCGTCAATGTACATAGCTTTAATGATACGCAGCCCCCGCTTCAGTGCTTCATTGTCGCCCTGATTGCAATAGGTCTCATACAAGCCGAGCATAGCATCAATATGACGAATCATAATCTTCGTGCGACGGCAGCTGCTACGGATGGATTCAACTGTAATGGCATTATTCCGCTGGAGCATCATGTCCAGCAGTTCCAGTGCGGTTTCTTCCTCCCGACCATCATGCTCACCAGCTTCATCGGTGTAGACGGCACCAGTGCAGTGCTTTTTGAACATCCGGTAGTTCTTCAGGAGCAGCTTCGTGTTCCGCAACCGGCGGTCGCACCGGCCTGCGGCTTTTCGAGCCTGCTCAGCCACAACTTCCTTTGCGCCCTCGCGGGCGGCTTTACGGGCGGTTTCTTCGATGAATGTCATCATGTCTTCCGGGATAGTCATTTTGCGCATCCTCCTGTTCTACGTTGCCAAAATCCATCAATTTAGGTATAATAGAGTTGCTTTTCTCGGGGGATTGCGCAAGCAGTCCTCTTTTTGTTTGCTCAAATGGCTTTCATGCGGCGGGAGATCTCGTTCTGGGCCATGCGGAGCTGCTCTTCCCTGCGGTTGCGCGGAGCCTTGGTCTGCGGAAGCCGGACCTCAAAATCACAGATGCCTTTCAAGTCCTCCCGCATGGCATCCGTTGCACTCTTGCGGTTCTCGGTCAGGATTTTTGTCCTATACCGCTACTGAAACTCGTGCATCTCATTACAGGCCCGCTCCAAGCGTGTGGCTCCAATGCCCTCTTCCTGGTGCATAGCCACCACCATACACCAAGTGAAGATCTGCGCCGCTTTATCCCGTTCATCAGCCCGCTGCTGGCGAATGTTCTTCATCTGTTTTGCCATCTCCAATCTTTGCACCCGAAAATTTTTGCTAGGAATCTTCTCGCTTTGCCGCAGTCCCAACGGCTTTTGCACCACTGACACCGGCCATTGCACAGGAACGCCAGATGTGCTTTCATGTGCCCTCCTTTGCATTTTTGACCTTCGGGCCCGCCATGTGATTCACAGCCCAGGACCAGCCCGCCATGGGCAATGCGGCCACGATCAGGATAATTCCGGCCGCATCCACGACCATCGGACTAAAGAAAATTTCACGAATCAGATTCATTAGATTCCTCCGCATTCACTATAAGTCCCGAAATTCCAACGTTCTCTTTTGCATAGCCCACAGCTTCTTCTGCGGATACTGCCCACACATAAGATTTTTTGAGCAGTTCCCTATTACTCACTGGGGATCTATATTCCACTTTGTACTTATGAACTATTTTCCACTGCCGGCGAGGTGCCGATGTTCCCTGCCAATACGCTGCTACCAGTTTTTGCTCTTCTACGCATACCGGGCGCAGCATTCCAAAATTGGGGTGTTCATAAGCTACTTTCTGCAAGGCTTCTTCTACGGCTTTCGGAGTGTTTTCTCCACGAATCCATGCAGAAAACATACATTTTTCTGCCGTATCATTTTTTCTTGCTTCGATTGCGACCTCATAGTACGGCACCCTTATTCACTCCTTTCCTGCCCGCCGATTGAAGTACACCACCGGCGAAATGCCGCGTTCATCGCAATCCTTGTTGTTAAAGCTGACGATTGCACCGCAGGTTCTCTTGTTGGTGCATCGAACGCACTTCATGCCTGTAACGCTTACAACCTCATAGGTCGGTGCACCGCAGAAAGGGCACTCCCGGCTCTTAGGTTCAATGTGTGCTTTCATTTTTCCGTTCCTCTTTGTTCCATTTTTTCAAGGGCGCATAGTATCCGCACATCACGCAACAGACAATTCTGCGATGCTGCCCTAACAGTACGACAAGTTTCGGCGTCGCGCTTCTAAACGGCTTGCCCCATGCCAAAAAGCCGCTCCCGCATTTAGGACACGGGAGAACCGTACCTGTTTTCTCCATCAGGATCCTCCCCTACGCACCGGCTTCTTGCCGTTCCCAGCAAACTTTTCAGGCCGTTCATCGCCCATGCCGCGAGCCAGAACCAGTGCCCTCTGGTCGTTCGGCATCTGGTAGATGCAGCCAGTCGGAATGTGCATATACAGATCATTCAGCACAGCGCGGGCAATTTCTGCCGTTTCGTACTGACCCAGACGATATACCGCGCCGCCACCCGTAGGAACCGCCTTGATTTCGTGTTCGGGGCTCACATACACGCTGGTGCACTGGGCAATGTTCGTGATAGAGTCCCATTTTTTGTTCATGACGTACATTCTGCATCCTCCACATAAAACCAGGATTGCGGTGGTCGCTCAATATCTACAGGCTCATAGCCAAATTTCGTTGCCCGCAGCCTTGTAAAATCGCTCAACGGTCGTGAGCGGTCGTAAATTTTCAGGTCGGAAATGTGCCAGCCGCAGCCGTCACGGCCTTTGAGATATTTTTCGGCGGTTTCCTTGCTCATGCGGGCCGCTTCAAGAAGTTCATCGGCTGGTTTGTAATATGATCCGGGTGCCATAACGTACAGGCTTGCCGGTTCCCAGCTTCCTGTTTCTCCAACATGGGTTAGGCCGGTAATTTTCTTACAGGTGAACTCGCCAATGACGCGCCCCCTTTTTTCTGGCCAGCCGCCACGGTTCCACGCGGCCACATCCCGGTTGAGGACATCCATAAACAGGCTGTCACTCCCGGCCAAAGTGCAGTAGATGTACACCTTAAACGGTGTTCCATGCACAGGGCAAGTCCTGCGCACCTCAACTGTCTTTTCTCCGCTGAGAATCTTCTTACACCATTCTGGCCGAATGCTCAAAAGGACTGCTTTCACTTTCCATCAACCTCCGCGCACGCCCTGCGGCAGGGTTCGCACTTTTTGTACGGCTCTTCGAGCCAGCAGTTGAACAGCAGGCACTTCGGCTTCCTGTATTCAGGTGGAGCCTTGTTTCCGTGAGTTTGGGTGCGGAGTGCATGGTATTTGCATACCTCTTTTCCCCAAAAGTCACCACCGAAGGTACACTTTTCACGCCCCGGTGAAACCTCATGCTCAACCATGATTTTCTTATATGCCATCTCTTAGCCTCACACTTCCCAGTCTTCAGGACAGCCCAAAACACATTCGCCATCTCCGTTATCACTGGTCGGTCTATCAAAGCAGCAGCCCTCACAGCCATCAGTGCGAGATTTGCAATGGTTCCTTATGGCGATTGCCATATCAACGGGATCCACCAATAAAGCGCTATGTGCTTCCTCATCGGTACCCACCTTGCGCAGAATCTCGCAGGTCTCTTTCATGCCTTGCCGATTTTTGCAATGAATGACTACGTCGTAGGTGTCATCGTACAGCTCAAATTCGCCATCATCATTGCGTATAAGTAAGATTTCTTTGCTCATTGTTCATCCTCCAAATAGGGCTTTGGCGGTTTAGGAATCGGCATCCAAATAGGATATATGTCCGGCGCCCTTTTTACATAAAGCCATCCCTTGTTTGTAACAAATCCTTCAAGGCTGGCATCCAAAACAAGAACATCACCATACTGGTTCCCGTCTTTTTCCACAGGTGGTTCCTCTTCGGTCTTACGCCAGCGCAGGCTATCTTCTTTTCTATGGTTCCAACTATCAGCCTCCTCCAGCGCAAGAGAAAACCCAAATCCAAGCGGACACTTGGAATCATCCGGGTGCGCCCAATGGCCGTGCTTGATTTCGCCGATTTTCCTTCCATCGGCCGTTGTGACCTCATGGGTGCTAATAAAAGGCTTGAGCGCCGCACCACAGAACGGGCAAGGTTTTAACGTCTCTCTCCCCATTTCTCATACCTCATTTGGAAGGAGCGTCATGTCATAGCCACTTTCCACGAACTTCACACAGAGGTCGTGCTCGATTCCGTTGCCAAGATAGGTGTAGATGTCCGTCATTTCCTCCAACGTAAAATTCGTACCCAGCAGCTTGTTGATGCCCTCAAAGTGGAGTTTTCTTTCCTTGGGCGAGACTGCTTTAATTGCAGTCCGCGTAAGCCACTCCAAAATTTTTGCTTTCAGCTGGGTTTCGTCGGTCACATCTTTCAGGCTGAAGCCGGAATCAGTTCTCAGACTGAAAACAAGTTCGTTTTGCATATTCACGAACGACTGCGGAAACGCCGCCTGAATTTTCCTCGACCACATGGTATCGAAAATGTTGAATTTTTCTACACCGGCTACGGCTTCCGGCTCTTCTTTGGCAAGATAATCAATCGTGTTTTCGACATCTGCCAGCGTGTGAATATGTCCCAGTGAACTTTCCATGCTCAGCACGGCCTTCAGCTGGTCAGCGTTAAGCGTTCTCATTTTTTCGCCACCTCCTTTGCAGGCGCAGGCATCTCAGTCCACGCAACTATGTGGCCCCCAATACCTGTATAGCGCGGTCTCCATTCGCCATCTGTCGTGTGCGTTGTAGTGGTAAGCCGGTATCCATCGGGAAATTCGACGGTTACAAGCACCTCATCGGATGTCATTTCAAACATCCCGTATAACCACTTCTCGGTGCCCTTGAACTTTGCAAACTTAGATTCATGCTCCGGCGGCTTTCCAGTGTGCCAGTTCAGGCAGCTTGCAGGGTCAACAGCAGAGGCATTCTGAATCATCTCCGCGATGGCATCAGCTGTGCCACTGTGATGGCCAAGCGCGGAGCCATTCTGCAAGCCCATACTTGAGACCTTGTCGTACAGATCATCTGCGTAAATCAGTTTTTTCTCACTCACTTTTCGCTACCTCCTTCGGCGGCAAAGGCATCCACCCAACCACGGGAGAATCTACACGGTTATTGTAAACGTCATCCGGGTTGAAATAACGATATTCCCACCAGCCTTTAGGAATAAAGTAATCATCGCTTTCTTCATCGTAGGTTCCCCATTCGAAAATTTCTTCCCAGTAGAAAGCGCTCTTTTCGGACAAGACTGTACCATCTTCGTAGTGAGCCGTCGTAATCCCATATCCACCGCAGGCGGTTTCAAACAGAATCATCACATCCTCTTCGACTTTCGGGGGATCTGTTTCGGGATTTCGCCATTCCGGCCACAAGCTTACCGTAGGCGCAGCTGCTACCGTTTTCTGAGCATCTTTATAAGCAGCGCTTGCCGCAGCATTGTGCCCCCGCATCAAACATTCCTTGCGGAAGAACCTTGCCATCAGTTCATTAGCATCAATCGGCCTTTTCTCGGTCATCGTTGCCGCCCTCCCTTGCCTGTTTCATCAGTTCTGCAGCATTGATAACAATGCCATCGGTTTTCTCATAAACGGTGTGAGCCAGTTCTTTGCCTTTATCATCAAGAGTGCTTTCAAAGGCATTGGCAGTAACTCGCAGGGCCGCGATTACAAAGGGAAGGTCAACGTAGCAGTAGTCGTGAGAAATTTTGCTGATTTTGCCGACAATATTGGTGAGTGCTTCACCAATGGTGTTGAATGCTTCATCTGTCTTTCCTGCCAGCAATGCAGCCGAAACCCGAACCGCATAGGGGATTTTCTTCTTATCCATCGTTTTCCTCCTCATAAATATCAAGTGCCATGTTCAGCGTGTACGGGGTATCCCCTGCGGCATCAGCATCCGGGTCAAATTGCACGTTCAAGCTCCCGTCTTTCAGCGAAATGAAAAGCGCACAGTTATTGAGTTTCACTGTGAAACTATCGCCATTGTTCAGTTTTTTGCCATCCGCCGCGTACAACTCAAAAGCAGCCGTAACTACGCCATTCACGCAGTCCATCAGACCTTTTTCACTCATTAGGAGTCACCTTCATCTTCACCACATTGAATTTTTCATACTCCGGGTAGCAAGCTCTGGCCATCGCCTTAGCCCGTACAGCAGCACGCTTAATGCCCTTTTCATCGACAATAACGCACGGCAGGAGCGCAGAGCCACGTTTCCCGGATGCAGCGATAAGCATCTCATACTTTGCCATCGTCTCGTCCTTTCTTCGATTTCGGCGGGTGCGCTTCGCTCTGGCGGTCTATATCACCATCCACACAGCACGCCACATAAATCAGAAGTGCAGCCATCGCCGCCAGAATTGCCAGAACAATCCAAATGCTCATTCTGTGTCACCCTCCCAGCAAATTGTTTTTCGCCATGTAGCCGGCCATCAGGTCAGCATAGGCGCGCTTGGGCATATCGGCCGCGCCGTTACGCTCCAGCAGTTCCTTGATGTTGTATTCCTGACCTTGGCCATCAACAGCGCGTACCCTTGTGCTGCCCCGATTAACCACCATAGGCTTTTCATCCCGGGGATGGATGCCAAAGGGCATCTTAAACCCTTTTTCAAACACCCACAGGTGATAGGTATCGGCGGCATCCACCAGCCTGTCCTGCGACGGGTATACCTCAATGGCGGCGCGCTTTTCGCCGAACAATTCGTTTTTGATCTGCATCTTGACCGCCCACGGAATGTCCCCGCTGCCATCGCACTTGCCGCACCCTGCGGCCGACGTGATAGCAACGTGCTCGACCTTGCCGACAGGCGTGCGGAGCAGGCGGGACATAACGCTGTACTGTCCATCCTCGCTGACCCATGCCCGGTCCATCTCGCGCATCCAGCCGTGATAGGGCACGCCCAGTTCTTCGACTGCCTGCTTCGGGGTAATTGTTTCAGTCCATTTCATTTTTTCTGCTCCTCTCCAGCTTCTTTCATCAGGTATGGCGTGTCGCTCATGTTTCCAACCACTTTTCCAATGTAGAGCAACGCCCGAAGACAGCACGGTTTGTAGTCGCATGAGTTCTTGCCGGCAATCTTTGCGTAGAACCCGATATGGCCCACGCCATAGGCAATGTACTCACCAAACTCCACAGAGAAAATCCGCTCGTTGGGGCCGGTGGTTTTGATGATGTCGCCCTCAAAGACCATCGTTCCTTCCATGTCCTTTACGCCAGTGCTCATGCCGATTGTAAATGGCTTGACCAGATGGGCGTATGCCGGCTCGTTCTCTGAGTTGATGTACCAGCCCTCACCCGGGCGGCTGTTCTTCACGCCCGGGGAGCGAATCAGGAATCCTTCATGCCAAGTGCCATCTGGGGACTGCCCGCGAAAAGTTCTACCCTGCATCATGCTTCCCCCTTAACCTTGACAGGAAGCACCAGCGCTTCATACTGCGGCTCAATCAGCTTTACAGGGGACAGAGGGCCGACCACCCATGCGCTGACCTCGTCTCCTTCCATCGACTTCAAAGCCTCGCTCAGAAATTCAAGGTTGAAGCCGATTCGCAAGGGATCTTCCAACTTTCCGCTAAAGGAAAACTCCTCATTCATTTGCGCGATCGTGCTGCGCATTGATGCTCTGCCCGTGCCGCCGGGTTCAAGATCCATTACCAAGGTGCTCTTTTCCTTTGCGTCTGCAGACCGAGCAAGTTTGACGCGCCCCAGAACGCCCAGCAATTCTTTCCTGTCAAGCATGATTCTGGTTCCCTCGCTCTTTTGGGCTGCAATTTTGCTATAATCCAGAAACGGTTCCGCAATCAGGCGAGACTTCACCTCAAAGTTGTTGTCACTGAAAACGGCCTTTTTGCGATCGCGAATAATCTCCACGTTACCATCCATGGATATCGTATCAACTGCTTTTGCAGTTGCGGCGGGGATCGTAAAGCGAAAATCGCCATCAGCTGTGCAGTTGATTCTTGCAATTGCCATCCGATAACCATCCAGTGCACAGATTTCCAGAACATCCTCGCCTTTGCGCGAGAAGCACAATCCGCGGTGAGCAGGGTGTTTTTCATCCTTTGCTACCGCATAGATAACTTTGGAAATAGCCCAGCTTAAATCGCTGGCTCCCACAACGCATCGTCTTGCGTCATTACCGGGACCTGAAAGTTCCGGGTAATTCTCTGCCGGCGTAGTGTTCAGACGTGCCCTCGCTGTGCCGGACTTCACAGTAAGGATGCCTTTCTCTGCCTCGATGCTGATTTCCGGTGCCACCGTGCCGCTGATGAAATCGACTCCGCGAGGCGGAACCACCACATCCTGCTCAACCGGTTTAGACAACCCGGCACGGACACTCAGTTCCAAATTGGTGGCGTATGCGTTGGAGCCGCTCAACAAGATTCCCGCATCATTGGTACCCACCGCGCGAACCTCCGGCACCGCCGTTCTGAGTTTGGAAAACAGCGTTCCTAGTTCACTCCGTTCAAATTTCATCTTTCTTCTCTCCTCTCAAAATGATCCCTGCTGAATTGTTCATAGCATCCCGGGCACATACAGGCCACTCGCTTAGGACTTTCTCCGCGCTTTCTGCGCAGGAGCAGTGCGTACATATCTTTCATCGGACGATATTCTCCACAGACTGTGCAGGTCTCCCACAAACGTTCCTTTTGGGCTTTTGTGGGAATCTTTTCAAGAAACACCGGCGGCTTATCCCGGCGCATACCTTTGGAACCAACCACTCGCTCCATGCTGCTCCGCATAAAAACCGGCGTTCCAGTCGCATCTGCCGATGCCAGCAGGTCTTGAATCCACTCCGCTATCGGAGTGACCTTCCCTGTATTCTGCCCCGTTTCTGCCCCGATGACGATCCACTTTAGTTCCCGGATAACTTTGGTTGCATCGCCCTCAAACGGGCCCAGTAACGGTTCTATGGCCACAAATGTATTGTATTTACTGTTTGCCCACACGCCGTCTTTCCTGACCGTTGCCGTGGTGCCGTACCAGAAATTTTCCCGCATCGGGAGTTTCCCGTGGTTTGCAAGGTTCTGATACCTCACCGGGTACTGCGTCAAGAAAATGTACTGGTGCTGGGGTGCCATTTCGGCCGCAGCGAATACCTGAAGAATCCAATCTTCCGGCACCCACGGACCAAACAGGTCACCGTCCGTGCATACCATGATGGTTGAGCCCACCTTGACCTTTTGTGGCCAATCCATGCGATACTTATGTATCGTGGGCATAAATCCGGTTGGGTTGTTCAGAAAGCGGTTATTCGTGGTTTCCCATGGAGCGTCCAGCGCAAAGAGATTCGCTCCGACCTGCTGAACCTTCGGACGTTCTGCAAGATTTCGTCTCCAATCGCTGGCAAAGCGTAAAGCGCTCTTTTTTGCGTAGCAATATCGGCAGTCTTTCAGACATCCTGTTACAGGATTCCATGCGTAATCCGCCAATTCGTTTTTTGTTCTGTTCACCGATAGATCCTCCCCGACTGACTGTCGATCAGGACAATGTGCTCTGCAATCTCAAACCCTGCGGCATCTGCCACATACCGCAGAACGTGAATAAGATCATGCACCCGTTTCTCGTCCTTCTGGATGTTATTTTCAGCACGCGCCCGGGTGGGGTCCGGCGCACCGCTGGGGTTGTGTCCTTTGCGGGTATCAGGCATTGCTATCCCCCTTGTCCAGAATCATATAGTACTCGTACTGGGTGCCCGGGTTGGCGTTTGGACGGCGGCGCACGATGTCAACCCGATACCCCGCTTTCAGGAGCAACCGTCCCAACTCTAAGCGTTCATCTTCCGAGAGTCCTTTTGCCTTAGACGGCGCAAGGGAAAGTTCGATTTTAGCCAACACGCTTTTCTACCTCCATCAGGTCGTGCATCAGCTCGTCAACCAGCAGCTTACCGGCATTCGCGCCTGTGCGAATAATGTTTCCGTTTTCCTTTAACTCTGCAAACTCCTGTGCACGGATTTCTTTGGACTGCTTTGCAAAAGAAATTTCCGATGCTGTCATTCGGCCTTGCACCACTTGCTGCCATTCCTCGATGAACGGCTTGGCATCTTCCAGATCTGCATACTGGTCGTTGCTATAACTGCGTTTCTGCCGAACTGTACCGCCCGGCTCCACCTCCAAGGTGTACCACGGCGTATTGGGGTCAGACTTCTTTCGCAGGAAGAAAATGTAGCTTTCCCGAACAGAAATGCGCTCAAAGTATCTGGTTCCGCGCTGGATGCAGTGGTCAAGGAACTTACTCTCCTGCAAAATGTCCTTTGCGCCCTCCGGCACCCGGATAATGTACTCTGCTCCATCGTACTCGTAGATTTTACGGATCTTCTTGTAGATATTTTCGATATGGAACTGCTTTTCCAGCTGTTCCGCTTCCCTTCTGATAGAGTGTTGCGTGCCTTTCATGGCTTCCATCCGGTGCTGTTTATTACGCTCCAGCACGAGATCATCATGCCGGCGTTTCAGGTCAAGCGGGAACATTACGCTCTCAAGCTGCATATTCATACCAGCTTTCTCAGCCATGTCCAAGTAGTCAGACCAATCCTGTGCAACTCTAAGTGCGATATGACCGTTGTAGCTACCCGTGATTCGTCTTGTTTGCTGGCGGAGATATTTCAGGCTTCGCGTCATTCCGCTTTTCTGTAATGTCTTGGCCATTCCTGAGAGATTTCGGATGTTGGCCGTCATCGCCATGTTCTTTCCATTGATTGCAAGGCCGGCATCTTTCCATTCCAGCGCATTATCCACCTCTCGAAACGACTTTTTGCTCTGCGAGACTGCGGCCAACTCCTGACGATTTAAGCCAAACACTCCGTAGTAGGTCTTTGCGCGAAGATTGATGCGTGTGCCGTGCTCATATCTGTCATACACCTGAGAGCACAGCGCATCAGCCCAGCCCGTTTTGACAAGGCTTTCAGCCATCGGATACCGATTCACGATTTCCCACTGACGAACTTCCCATGGAAAATTGAGGTGGTTATCGTACTGGTACATCCATTCAGATTTCAGCACTTTCCGAACATCATTCTCAAATTGGTCGGTGTGGGACGCCAATGTGTACGGCTGATACGGGCCAGAGGGGGCCAGCAGCATCGCGGACAGCTTTGGGCGCTGGCACATGATATACTCAGTTTTTTCGCCCCAACTTCGTTTCCACTGCTTGATGGTCTTTCCGTCCGTCCACCAGATTCCACGGCCATGAAATTCCGGTTCTGCCCGATGATTGCTGAAATCGAAGTACACCAGATAACGGCGAATCCAGATTCCATCCCCCTGCGGCTTGCTCCAAAGGAATGTCCTTGCGGCCCATAACCTTTTGACCGAATAGCGGGTATTGCGAACCTGCATTTTCTCCCCGCAGCACTCGCACACTGCTTCGCTTTTGTGCTTGAGTAGTTCCGATAGCGTATATTCACCACCGCAGCTATCGCACCTTGCCCGCTGAATCAAGATTTTCTTCTCAACGCCGCCGGGTTCGATTACGCACTGTTTGTCATTGGTGACCCAGAGAAAGCCCGCATCACTGCACACTTTCAAAACTTGTTTACTAAAATCTTCCGGCGGCTCCGGCAGATTTTCAAAGAGCTTCTGGGTCTCAGCCGCCTGTCTGGCGTTGCGCTCTTCGCGTTTCTTCCTGGCATGAGCCGACAGCGCATCTTCTACAATGCCAATCAGATAGCCCGGTCTGCGGTCATCAAAATAGTTTTGCAGGAGTTCCGATTCTCCCTTTGTTGCCGGCACTTCGGTTCTCCATGTCAAACACTGGCAGGGCTTGACTTCAATTTGACGCGGCGAAAGCTCGTTCTTTTTCGGGTTCTCATTCCCGCGAAGTTCCCCCGTCCAGTAACCTCCGAAAAAACGCCACACGACCAGAGGCTTTTCCTTTTTGTCCCAGACGGCCACCGTCAGCACCTTTCCCTTGATGTAGCGGCCCACGCCCTGCCCCTCGGCAACCGACATACACAGCGCCGCGTCCAGCTCTGGACGCTTCGGCTCCGGCGCATAAAGTTTTAATTCTTCAGCCTTTTTCATCGTGTGCCGCCTCCAAACTCTCCGACGTGTAGTTTTTCCCGGGCAAAACCTTCACCCCATCGACTGGTTGAGCAATGCAGGTAAATTCATTTTTTTCCCGGACGATGAAGCAGAGCCATTCGCCACGTGCACCAGCCAGTTCTTTCCCCTGACCATACGCAATATGGAACGGTTTCTTGAAGCAATCTTCAAATTTTTCTGCCGGATGCTCAAGCACATAATTTGCGTGCATAAGAAGGAACTCGTCTTCTTTCAGCCTGCGAAGCGGTACAATTTCGGTACAGCTGCTTCGAGTCCGGTAGTCATCCTCATCGATATCACCGCCAGCTGCGATGGCCCAGAACTCGTTTTTCCCGTCCCAAGCATACCAGTTAAGGCAGTCCAGCGGATCCAGACAGTAATGGAAGCCCGTATTGGCGCATTTTGCCTTTTCGGTCTTGCTCACTTCGCCCGGCTGGTACTGATAGCTGCCATCGCCGAGCGTAGCAATCAGCCCCGGCTTGAATCCTTTGAATCCTAAAATCATCAGAGCCACCCATCCAAGGAAAGCTGCATATCGTCTTCCGCAGGCGTTTCCTTCTTCTTTTTTGCCGGCTTTTTCGCATCCGTTTTCTTTTCTGCTTTGGACGCAGGCTTGGTTGTGTGAGCTGGTGCCGCCTGCTTCGGAACATTAGGGGATGCATCTTCCGGTTTGACGGTGGCTGGAGCCTGCATCTCGGCTTCCGTAGGCGGTGCGCCAGTCAGTTTGATGTTCATGCTGAACGAAACCTCAGTATTCGGAAAGTAAAACTGCACGGCGCGGCGGTAGGTTTCGAGGTCGGACAGAACTTCGCCTGCGTTGTTGACAACAGCGGCGCAACATTCGGAGAACGTGCGCTGCGTGTTGCAGACGACCTCTGCGAACCGCGGCTCCTGGTCTACAAAGCCAAGCAGTGTCCGCAGAACATAACTCTGCACGCTCTTTGCGGCACGACCGCCCTTGAACAGCTTGTCCTCAGCTTCCAGCTTTGCTTTTGCTTTAGCTCGCCAATCGACGAACTCAACTGTGGTTGTGGTGTGTGTGGTGGAATCCATATTGTCCTCCTATCAGAAAAAGCTAAGTTGCCCGCCCTTGCCCTCGGAGAACACCGGTTCCTGTTCCGGCGCTCTTTGCGGCCTTTTAGCGGCTTTTGGCTTTTCCGTGTTCTTTGGTTTCTCGAGTTTTTTAAGGGCTTCAGGGGATTTTTGTGGTTCGGATTTTGGCGCATCTGCAACACGCTCTTTCCTTATCGGTTGAGTGACCAGTTCCATCTGCGCCATAAAGATTCGATATTGCCAAACCGGGGTCCTGAGCATCGGCGTATACCAGACGTTCCCTTTGTCAACTGGAAGCAGCCCCCTTTTGTCATAAGACACAGACGGGCTTGCAAGCGTATCACCGATGACGACATACCCCGGCATTCCAAGCAGACTCATTTGCAGATAGCACATCATGCCCACGATGTAGTCAATGTCCTGCGCCACAAACAGCACATTCGTCTGATAATTGATGCCTTTCTTTCTGCATTCGTTTGCGAACGCCACCAGCAAGGCCCCAGCGCCGCAGGTCGGATCACAGACCGCAACCCATCCCCTATCTCCGATTTTCTGCTGGAATTCTTCTGTCGGGGTTGTCACAGCGGACATGACTTCGCAAATGTGATATGGCGTAAAGAATTGTCCCGAATGGTCGTTTCCAAGCCCCAAGCACATATACAACTCGCCAAGGAAGTCCTGTTCCGGGTTGTCCTCTAGTGCCACGACCAACAAGGCCAGCATTTCCGTAAATGCTTCCATTTCCGGCCGCGTGTATTTTCCTGCGATTGATAAGTACTGCTTCTCGCGTTCGTCAAAGTGGCTCTGATCTGTCGCATTGGACACCGCAATAGCACTCATGGTGATCCAATCGCTCCAGACCTGCCAGCGTGACCGACCATTGCTCGAAAACACTTCAAACTTTTTTACAAGTTCCTTCTGTGCTTCACCCCGGACATGGCGAACATCACTCCCCATTGGAATCGCCCCCTTTGCCCTGCGGAACATCCTGTTTTTTGAACGGTCTTCTCTTTATTCGTCCAAGGCTGTCAGTAAGACCTAGAATGTTGTTTCCGCTCGGCGTTTCTCGGTCAACCCGATTTCCTTTATTTTTGATGTGAGTTTTTTCCCACTCTGCAAACGTTGTAACATGCTGCGCTGCTGCCTGATCGAGCAGGCGCTTAGCATAGCACCATGGGTGCTTCGCTTGGTGGCGCATCGCTTCTTCCAGCGTAGCAACCACCAAAGCGTCTTCCACCCCGGTTTCTCGCAAATCCCGAAATTCTGCTGCCATGTAGGGCGTAAGCATACTGTCGCATCCAGCCCAGACCCAGTAGCTTTCTGGGGTGTCATCAGGCGGGCCGGTTGATTTTTCTGTGTTTTTCTCAGTTGTGGATTCTTCAAAACCCATTCGGTTTTCTGGGTTTTCCTGAGTTTCTTTTGATTTGCGAGGCCTGCCACCTCTGGCACCGTTTGCCCTATTGGCAGCGGCCTGACGCTCGTATGCTTCATTGGAAGCATCGATTTTGGCTTTTATCGCTGCCCAAACAAAGCGCTCATTCCCCAGAAACTTCGGTTCTGAACCAGTTTCCTTGTAATCCATCATAGCCCATAGAATTCGGCCCCGTTCCGCTTCATTGAACGGTTCTAGCAATGCTCTGTAATCCTTCACCCACAGTTTTATGTAATCATTCGCCACGCTCCACCTCCCCTTTCGGTTTTTGATTGAGCGAAAGCACTTTACATAGATGCCGATCCAGCTTGATGCCATAGATATGGTAATCAGCAAACAGGGCTTTTTCTCTGCGGTGCGCTTCTTCATGGTGCCGCCGACAAAGGGCTATCGCGTTCAGCCCGACATGGACGATAGCTTCTCTATCTCGCCCCATGCCCACGCGGTCAACATGGTGCACCTCTGCAGGCTGGTTGCAAATTGCACACCGGCGATTTTCAAGGCAGAGATACAGGTACTTGCCAATATCGTCCGTCTGGGTGAGCAGGCTGTCCTTTGTGGGCACCCCCCAATGGAAGCAAAACTGAATCAGATATGTAATAAACTCTCGGGCCGTGGTCATATCGCAATTCGAGAGGGAGAACCACTCCCGCAGGCAGCGGGAGCAGAAATCCCATTCCAGATAAAGCCGAAGTTCTTCCGGCTCCTGCCCTGACCACAAAGAAATGTCTCGGATAATAGCGAAAATCTGGCGACGCTGATCTGCGGAAATGGTTCGCCCATCATCCAGACGGACTTCTACCCGCCGGGGGCGCTTCTGCGCCAGAAACCGGCTGATGTCTACGTCGGGTTTCAGGACGAGCTTTCCGTTCTCCAGCTTCTCAATTTTCGCTGTCACAATCATGCGCGTTCTCCTTGTCCACATGGACGTGCATCGGAATATAAACGCTGTTTGCTTTCATATTCCGTGCCAAAAAGTCATTGCATTTCGCTTCTGACAGGTGATTTCTGAGCACCTGCAGTTCGTAGGCATACTGCCCAGCTACCTTTTTCTCTTGGATTTTGGCTTGTATATCTTCATCCCGGTAGTTCGATTCTATCAGATAAAGGTCATAGCCGATTGCCTGAATGCCATCCAAATTGTTAGTATCAGTGGCATAAATCACCTTGCCAGACGGAAAATGCACCTTATACCCACAGTTGGGTACGTTATGAGCTAGCATTACCGGAATCACATTGCACAGGCCGTACCCATACAACGTTCGCGGGGTCAGTACATCAATCTGACGCTCCGGCACCCCTGCAGCTATGAGCGGCGGCACCAGCCAGCGGCAACACCCGAAGCGGAGTGTCGGCCGCTCACTGGCAAGCCGCTTGATGGTTCGCTTCTGGAAGTGATCTGAGTGAATGTGCGTCAGAAGCACAAGCTTCAGTTTCGGAACATACGGCTCCAACGCCTTATACGGCACGCCGCAGTCTACCAGTACAAAATCTTCCAAAATCGTGGCGTTGCCATCGCTGCCGGTGCTGATAATGTTGTACTTGACCATCAGAGTGCAGCCAAATCAACGGCTTCTTCAACGGCATCCGCTTCCGGCTCCGGCAGATCCATCGTCTTGGCTGTCCGCTCAATTTTGGGCAGCTCCTGCTCACTCTGCCCGGCATCTGCATACTCCGCAGCTTCCGGCAGCAGGCCACTGCCTGTGCTGTCCGGCATCATAACGCGCCCGTCCCGCTCATAAGCCGTGGTCATTTCGGCGGTCATGATGCCCCACTTGGAAATCAGCTGACGCAGCATCGTCTTTTTGGCCATCCCATCGAAGTCCTTATACCAAAAGCTGGAGTACTTCCACAGTTCGTCCTGCGGGATTTCACCGTTCAGCAACTTCTTATATGCTGCTGCACTGAACGCCTGACTGTACTTGTCCGCATGAGCCATCATCTGGTCTGCAGTCCAGTACAACGTTTTCTCAAAGCCGTTGATATACTCGAAGTGTGCAATGTAGCCCACCGTCGGCATCGCTGCACGCTTTTCAAAATCTTCGATAAAGTGCATCTCATGGAACCGTTCTTCAAATGGATCCCATCCGCTCAGTTCCCCGGCCTTGACCTCCAGCACATTCAGGCGCTTGTATTGACCAGTCCGCAGCGCCAACTGGATATAGCCTTTGTAGCCAAGCATAAACTGTGCCTTCACGCTTGCAGGCTCAATCACATTGCCCTGCCGGTCACGCTTCGCCTTGGACTTAAAGGGCACCAGATAAAACTGACCCAACTGGGGCGAAGGCTGCAAGAGCAGGCTTTCACCCAAAAGGGCACCTGCCAAAATCGTGCCCGGGTTGCATTCCTGCAAGGCCGGATTGACAGCAACGGCGCTGGTGATGTTGGCAATGAAGCGAGCGCCGCGCGCCGGATCGCCCAGCGTGTTATTCACGAGATTCTTGTACATCGGAGTCTGGATTGCCTGCGAAAAACGCATCTTCTGCGGCTGCATAGCTTTAGCCATTGTCACTTACCTCCCTGTTTTCAATGCCGTTGTCGGTCATGTATGCCTGAATTTCAGTAATTTTGCTATTGACGAAAGCTTTCAGGCCACGAAGCTGAGCCAATGTACCACGGCACTGGAACGTGCTAGCCATGAAAGTAAACTTGGCGGTCACGACCTGTTCCGTGCTCTCCTTCTGGGAGTCCTCAGTCTCCTGCTCGTCCATAACGGGCGGTTCGGTGCCCATGACCTGAGGCGCAGACAGTTCCTCCTCTGCCACATCCAGAACGGTCTTTTCCGCTTCTTGTGCCCGAAGCTGGGCTTCCAGACGCTGCTTGCGCTCGGCTTCTTCCCGGGCAATACGGTCTTTGCGCTGGCTCACGCTGTTAATGGCAACAGCCAAACTTCCGCACAGCTTATACTCGGCCATGATCTCCGGGGCATTTTCCATGCCGTTGATGCAGGCTACGTCAGCCGCAACCTTTTCCACATACTCCTTGACCTTGGCTTTCAGGGATTTCAGGCTTGCGGTCAACGTGACTGCAACGCCGACATCCTCATAGGTGACCCACTCAACGCCGCTGGCCTTGACCATCTCAGCAAAGTAATCCTTGACCTTTTTTTCCTTGTCGGCTTTCAGTCCGGCTTCCACGTCCGTGATTTTGCCCTTCAGTGCTTCATCTGCCGGGCCGTACACGTCCGTAACGCATTCTTTATAAACCTCGTCGAAGTCCGCAAACGGCTGCATGATCTGCTTCTTCACGGCCATGCGCCTGGCATCCAGATCCTTGCGGTCACGGTTCAGCGCCGCCCGGCGCTCCTTGACAACTTTGAGGGTTTCTTCCGTGCAGGCCAGCGAAAGCGCCTCCTTGACGGACTCCTGAGCCTGTGCCTTGATGCTGTGCAGCTGCTCCTTGATGATAGGAAGCTGCTGCACCACAATCAGACTATCTGCCAACGCCGTGGTCTGATTGGTGGTAGTAATTTCCTTTTCCATGTGTACCTCCTGATTCTCTGTATAGAAAAACGGCAGTAGGAACGCTCCTGACCGCCGCTTCGTACCTGTTGAAAAAATCAACCGATTATGCTACAATATGGTTGTGTGTGGTGGAGACCTGCATTTTCCGGCTTGATGTTCCTGCATCAAGCGCCAACGGAATGTGTGGGTCTCTATCCATTTGTAGCGCGCTGGCCGTTCTGGTCAGCGCTTTTTTCGTGTGCGGCGAGTATATCCCACACCGAGAGCTGCCCTACAATCTGGCGCTCAGCGGTGATTTTAGGCTGTGTGACAGTCCTGATTCTGCGGGGCTTTGCGGGTGCTCGGAGCCGTTTTCCGAACTCCTTGACGTAACACTTCGCGCCGTACCCCACTTCGATTGCCGCCGGATCTGTAATGACCCTGTGACACCGAGCGCACCTTGTCATTCTTCTTCTTTCCTCCAAAAAGCGCCTGCATCTGCAGTTCGTGCATCAGGCGGGACGCAATAATGATTGCACCAACAATGAGAATCCACTCTCCGCCAATTGCCCAGTAGCCGCGCCAGCGATATGTACTGGGCAGCTGCCACAAGGCCATAAGCCCACCGGAAATTACGCCGGCCAGCGTGTCAAGCAGTCCAACAACGACCCAGCCCATCACGGTCAAATGCCTTTCTTTGCGTTTCATTTCAGGTTTGCCCCCTTCATGTAGGTTTCGATCAGCGCCCACTTGCGAACATCCATCGGCTGGTGAACAGCATCTTCCAGTGCTTCTTCGGTTCCGCAGCGGTCACAAATCGTGATGCCCGGAACTTGACGGGAAAGAGCATTGCTGTGCAAGCGCATCTTCATGGTCTGCTTTCCGCATCGAGGGCACGGAAGTACCTGCGCCATTTCGGCGGCAGCATCCTGAACATCCCGATACGTTGCAAAAACTTCGTCCAGCAGCTTCTTCTCGGTGTGCATCTGAATCATTTGCGCCATCTTATGAAACATCCCTTTCTCCTTCCAGCAGCCCTACCATTGCGTTCCACACCTTGTCCGTGTAGGCTGTGCTATACGTGCCAGCAGACCAAGCCTTTTTGGCTCCGGTTGCGCCAAGGTTATAGGCCATCAGAGCGCAATTCACATTGCCCTCGTACTCGCTGAGATACATACCCAGCATATAGCACCCGGCCTGAATGTTCTGGCGGGCATCCAGCAGATCCGTTATGCCAAGTTCATCTTTGAGCCACCCGGCGTTGATGCTGTTTATCTGCATCAATCCATAATCCCCGGTAGAGCTGTGCGCCGCCGGGGTAAAGCCACTCTCGACCTGCATGACGGCATAGGCCAGTTCCAAGGGCACATCGTAGAGGTCGCACATTTTCTCCGTGTAGGACTGTAGTTCCGCATCCAGCGGCACCTGATATGTAACCGGCTCATACGGAACCGGGTCCTGACGAACGCATTCAACCTGCTCGATCTCGGCCACCACCGGTACCGTAACCAGCGTTTCAACCGGCGGCTTCTGCTGGAAAGCGAACGCCGCGGCGATGTTTCCGACCACCAGAAGCTGCGCCGCTGCCGCCGCTGCCAGCGGCACGAGCGTTTGTGCTTTCATCCTCCTGCACCTCCCCCAAAAGACCAAAGCGTTCCATCGCATACCGCCGGGGCACCCGGCCGGGAAACGTGAGGTTTCCCTTTGCTTCCAGCTCCCGATTCATCTGCTGGATGTACTTATATGCCCGGGACTTGCCACAGCCAACCAGTTCTGCAACCTCTGCACAACCGATGAAATACGACTCTTTGCTCACGACTGCCGTCCTCCTTTCGAAAAACGCATATTGTTCATTGCCACATTCAGGTCGTTGGCCAAGCACATGATTTCGTCCCATTCGGCTTGCTCGCTCTCAGCGATCTGGCCATCTGCGGCGATTTCTACCATTGCCTCCCGCTTTGCACAGAAGCGCTGAACCGCCGCCAGAACGCCCAGCACGGCTTCCGGCAGGTCTTTCAACTGGATCTCAGGCACGACCCGTTTGCCGAGATCTGATGTCAACCGCAGATGCTGCACGGCCAGATATGGGGCTTGATACACGTCACACATGGCGCTCGCTACATCGCTGGGCACTGGACGCTGGCTCTGCTCATAGTCCCGCAGGCTGTCAACCGACACGTTCAAAAGCTGCGATGCTTTTTCCTGCGTAAAACCAGCAGATTTCCGCGCATTTTTGTAAATATTCTGGCTTTCAATCGCCATTTTTTCACGCCGTCCTTTCTGGTATACTTGAGATGTAGGTTAGCTCCGGTACGCCACCCCGCTGATGTTCAGGCACTTTTCGATTGCGCCCTGGACGTTCTCGGACGGCACCAGCACACCATTGACGACTTGGCTGATATGCGAGCGAGAAAAGCCCGTTTCCTTTGCCAGTTCCGTAACGGTCATATCGTCATGGTCGATCATGGCCTTCTTGACAGCCACGCACCAATCCGGCATCGTAGTCTTTTTCATGCTTTTTCTCCTTCCTAACAAAGATTTATCTAACAAGTGTATTGAACACTTGTTAGATTTCTGATAAAATGAAAGAGCCAGTACCCACCATTCAACGCGTTCCCCTGTCGTTAAGCGAAGCTGTCATGGGAGCGGCGCTATAACTGCACAGCATCCAACTTGCGGCTGTTGTCCGCTATGCTTTGCAGCGGCGCTTGTCTTTAGGAGGTCAACGTTCATGGTTTGTATTGCGTGGTACGAATGAACCCCTTTGCTGAGAGGTTCTGGGGGAACGCGCTGAATGGTAAGCGCTGTACCCTTTCACTTAACATTTGTTCTGTACAAGTGTATTATAATCCATCAATTGCAACGTTTCAAGCCGTTTGAGCATCAATTGATGGATTTTGTGAGGATACACAAAATGACAACCGAAAATTTGTATGATTCTATCGCCCTTGCGGAAAACATCAAAATTCAGGCAAAGGCACGCAATATCCAGCTGAAGGATATGTACGCCGAACTCGGAATGAGCAAAGGCGTTCTTTCCAACTTGCGAACCGGTCGCATGATTGCCGCCGACAGTCTGGCGCGCATCGCTGACTACTTGGACTGCTCCATGGACTTCCTTATGGGGCGCACCGTTGACCCCGCTGTGCAGCGTATGGAGTTAACAGATGAAGAACGCCAAAAGGTTACGGATTTCCTTCAGTTCATTCTGAGCCAGCGGAAATAATACTCAGAGCCGCTCCGATGGCTCTATTTTGCGTTTTCTATTCTTCCGCAGGGAATTTGCCGTCCGATAGGATATGCGGCTCAAATCGCTTCTCTGTGGACGTTTGTTCGATTTGGTGAAATCAGCCATCAATGACGAAGTGCGCGCCCTCGGTGATAAGCACCGTACCGCGATGCTCGTCATTGACGATGGTTGTCCGTTTGCCGATGTACTCAGCTGGCAGTTCGCCCCGCTTCACTCGTTCAAGGTTGTACGGAGATGCTTCCCAACGTCCCTTGTAGGACTCTGGGATCTTGCGCCACTCCGCTTTTGTGTAGTGACGCATCAGGTCTGCCCCCATTCTTCCTCATTCAGTTCCATCCAGCCGTAGGGGTCGCAGTACCACCAGCTGGATGCACCATCCTCGGTGAGCCGCACGATATCGGACACGCTCATGCTGTGGCCAGAGAAATCAACGGGTCGATTCGACCCGTTGAAGAGTGCGAACAGGCGAAGAAGCATCCTGACCACTTCCGGGACAGACGGAATCTCACCGCCGTATACCCGGCGGTAGTTCTCCCGGTGGATGCCGCCCAGCTGTGCGGCCTGATCGGATGCCATGAACCGCAGTTTTACCTGCTCCATGGTGTCCTCTTTCAGCTGGTAGATCTCATACTTCATGTTGATTGTCCTTTCTGTGTCTTGAGGTCAAAAGTCTTTTTTGTATATCGGATGCTGGGAAAGTTCATCCATGCGCTCAAGCGCAACACGCTGCCCTTCGGGGGACATGATTCTGAAATAGCGAAGAAGCTGCTGTTCCTCTCCGGACAAGCTGTTGTCCTCGTATTCCCCAACTTCCAACCAGCGAGCATCAACGCCCAAGGCATCGGCAAACTTTTTGATGGTCTCCGGCTTTGGATTTATGATATTTCGTTCGTACTGGCTAATAGTCTGCGGCGTTACGCCCATTTTCTCGGCCAGTTCCGCTTGTGTCACGCCTTGGCGTTCCCTCGCAATCTTGATTCTGCTGCCGGTGCTCTCTCCTAGCCCCATGGATGGAAGAAACGTACCAACCGGCATTTCAAGTGCATCTGCTATTCTTTTTAGCATTTCGATTTTCGGAACGATCTTTCCCGACTCGTATTTCCGCACTGCCGAATCAGCCATGCTGCATTTTTCGGCAAGTTCTTTTTGCGTCAGCCCTCGAATCTTGCGCATTGCCCTGATTTGCTCACCCATTGACATTCTTGTCACCCTCCTCGCGTCTGCTCGATAGCTTCCGTCAGTTCATCGGCGTACCGGCCCATGTTCCACTTGCGGAACCATGCGATGTACTTATCGCATTCTTCCTTGAACTTCGGATCGGTAGCGTAGCTGCCATCCTCAATGAGGTCGCAGAAGTCGCAGACGAGCATACTGGCAAATTCCATGTGCCCCGCGATAATCTGGGCACGGACATAGGCATCAATCAGGCCGGTGAGTTCGTTCCACTCCGGGGAGTAGAGGTCAAACTCTGCACGCCGGTCAAGCAATTCACGATAGGTTTTCACGTTAAGCCCTCCTTTCGGGGCAGGTTAAAGCTTGCGAAGGTTCGCATACTGGCGAAACAGGTCTTGGATGTATGCCCGGTGGATGGTTGAGCAAAACCACGTCTCTGCATCCCGACCCGCCCGGATAGGCGGCACCCAGCTGGCCATCTCCACCACATCCGCATCGTAATCCTGCGGTGCGTGCTTGATCGTAGCTGCCAGCACCCGGATCACCCGTGCGATGCCGTACTTCGGCACCATCTCCTTCACGTTCAGGCGATTCATCTCGCTGGCAAGCTGTTCCAGTTTGTCCCGCTCTGCGAACCACTCTGCCCGGCTTTCCGCCGGGATCGTGGCAAGCTGCTTCATGAGTTCTTTGTCAAACATCGTTCTTCTCCTTTCCCACCAGCTTGAATACGTTGCGCATCCAGTTGCCATCACCATCGCAAACGCTTTCCACTGTGCAGAGGTTGTTGAGCGCAACGCTCATCGGCGAGCCGTATGTGCCACGCACCCACAGACCTGCTCTCTCTGCCAGCGTCCAGAAGTAGTTCACCTCAATGCCAGGATTCTTCAGCTGAGGCGGCATGTGCTTTGTAAAAGCCGCCCGGATGAAGTTCTCGCACCACTCAACCTTGATGTTTTTCATGCTTCGGTCTCCTCGCTTTCGGCTTTCTGCTCGAGATCAAGCAGTTCGTTGTAAATCCTTTCGGCCTCGTCGCTGGTTAGGTTGAACTGCTCGATCAGGTCAGGAAGGGCATCTGCCCGCCAGCCCCCTTCATAGAGAGAAGCTGCTGTGTACTGGGTGTCGTGCTCCTCCTGACCACCGCAGCGAAGACCATCACGCCAGTTCTCATAATCGGTCTCTGTCATGCTCAGCATCATCGTTTAGCCCTCCTCAACGACCCATCCGGCACAATAGCCGGGATTGCGAAGCCTTGCCTTTGCAAGTGCTTCATCGAACGTCCGGGCACGAACCCGGACAGGCGGCAGGTCGCCGCCCACGATTTCCCATGTAGCCATGGGTGCTACAAATCTCTCCATGTTGTGTTTCCTTTCCATCTAACAGGTGAATGAATCACTTGTTAGATATATTATAATCTCACAAAAGTGAGATATCAATACGATATTCTCATTTTTGTGAGATTCATGCTTTTGCACAAAAAGGTGGTGTTCTATTTGTTGTTTTGGGAACGTTTTTATCGGATGTGCGAAATCCGCGGAACAAAGCCAAATCCGCTTGCCAAAGAGCTTGGCATCTCATCTGGAGCCGTCACACGCTGGAAGAATGCAGAAGATCCTCCGTCTGGAAAAACGCTCATGCTGCTTGCGGACAAACTGGATTGTTCCGTTGACTACCTGCTTGGCCGCACCGATGATCCTGTTCTTCATCAATTGGATTCGTCCTCGTCATCAGCCATATAACGCGCGCCCGCGCGTGATGAAGACGATAGTCTTCATATCTTCTTATTCTTTTTCTTCTTCTTTTCTTAAGAAGATGGGTTTTTTCGGTTTTTAAAAAACCCAATGGGTTTTCACATTTCATGCACATTTAGAAAAATAATCGATTTATCAAGAACTATTTTGCGTTCAATTTTGATATTTGACCTTCAAATTTGACTTTTCGACCTTGAATTTCACTTTTATGTTCGTGTTTTTCAAAACCCATCAAAACCCAAAAAAGCGAACGTAACCGAAAAAACCCATTCGGTTTTTTCGGTTTTTGAAAAAGGCGGGGTTTACACCCCGCCAGGAACCACCTTGGAGATAACGAGCCTCCCGGCGAATCGCTGAAACTTTTCCGGCGAGCGAAACAGCTTCTCGAAATAGGCTGCATCTTCTTCCCGCAGATCCGCGAAGTCCTCTGCCGAGAGCCCGACTACCAAGAACGTGCCGGCAATGATGTCGTATGGCTTACCGTTCTTGTACAACGCCCGGTTCAGTTCAAGCCCGCAGCACTTGCCCTCCTCATTGCAGATCAGGCCGACCGGGCGGCGTTCATCCGGGTAAATCACCTCAATATAGCCGCCTACAAGGCTCTGCAGGCTTGCAAGTTCGTTGGCAACGTTAATGCGTTCCGGGGCTTTGCCCGGCTCAATTTTCAGTGCTTTCATGGCTTAATTCTCCTTTCTTGCTTTCAGCGGTTCGCCATTCCATGCCACGCAGTACGGGTGTGCATCCAGATCAGTACCGTGCATCCAGCCGCCCTGCACAGCCATTGCGGCTTCCACCCGGTACGATTCCCGGGTGTGGCTCCGCTTGACGTTCTTGTACAGAGCCCCGCCGTGGGACTTCTGGAACGCTTTGGCTTCATCCTCGGTCTTAAAAAACTTGTTGCAATACATAGTCAATCCTCCTGTGTTTCAAAGGTGTTGGTTTCGGTCATGCTATTGTGGTTCATTCCTCCTTTCTGTTCAACTGGTACCCAGTGCCGCGATAGCTGATGATGTACCGGTGATCCGGCGTGCGGAACACCTCAATGCGCTTCTTGTCCACGTTCTTGATGCCCAGTTTCCGGCGAATGAACGGAACGGCAATCTTGATGGTTTGGGCGTTGGTCATGTCCTTATTCTGGCGGCTCGGGCACTGTGCATAGCGGCGCATCCGTACCTTGCTAACGGCTTCCGCATCCGCTTCTGTGCCATAGAACTTGTTGGAATCTCCATATCCATTCACTTCGTAGAAGCGCTGGCTGCTGACCGGCTCCAGACGGTTATTCCAAATCGTGTTGACGCAGTAAGCCACATCCCGACATACGTTCTCTTTCTCGGCCACACGGCCAACAAACAGTTCCGTTCCCTGCTTATCCCAGCCATCGGAAAAGGTTCGAAGCAGAACTCGAATTATCTCCGTGCCGTTGGTCAGATCAACCTTGGCAGTTTCACCTTGGCTCCCACTCATGCTTGCTGTGTTGAAGTGATATCCACGCGCCAAGTACTTGCTTACTTCAGCGGTGAACATTTTGTTGATGTCTGCATACGTCATAATCGAATCCTCCTTATCGAACAATTGTACAACCGGCGTATTTAAAGTTCTTTGCCGCCGCTGCAACTTCAGACAGATGCTTTGCGAACTCCGCTACTCTCTCCGGGGTTGCTTCCGGGCAGCTAGCCGAGATGCTAATCTGCACCTTTTCCCCTGAGACCAATCCAACCTCGATGCACTCATCCAGCGCGTCAATCTGCTTTGTGAAATCATGCATCGCCCGGCTCAATTCATTGTACTTCACTGTTCTCATTGCTCTATCCTCCGCTCGTTCTTGTAATCCAACAAATGTTTGATTACGATTATATAATAATCCAACACTTGTTAGAGGACAAGACCACAAAGCAAACATTTGTTAGATTTCAGCACCGTGCACAAGATTCTTAGATGAAAGCTGGTAAAACGTATGACGGTTACAGTACAACGCATCGTCGATTTGACCGAACGCTATGGCACATCAGGCGCTTTTATAGCGCGTCTATGTGGAAAAAGCCGTTCTCTAATTGCAGGTTGGAAAGACGGCAAAGCCGCCCCTACCGACTCAGACCTAGCAGTCATTGCAGACCTTTATGGGGTATCTGTCGCCTATCTTCGCGGAGAGGTAGACGTACCGGAGTCAAGTGTTAAGAACGCCTTACAGCAGCAGCTTTTAGACAGCGTTCAGAGCCTGGCCGATGATGAAATGCTAAAGGTTATAGAATACGTTCGCTTCCTGAAATTTCTGGATGCAGAACAAAAGGCAGACCCCCAATAAGGGAGCCTGCCCATGCTGAAGGATGCGTTACTGCTCCTTCAGCTGCCCGATGTACTCAAGCACCTGCCGGATCTGTTCAGGGGGTAAATCCTTGATTTCGTCCCGCAGAACTTCATCCAGCACTTCTCCGTGCTTTGGGTGTTCATCCGATGCTGCCATGTGCCATCACTCCTTCCCGGCTTACAGATAGGCCATTGAAAGAGTATGACATCTGTACTTTGCATTTCCAGCTTTTGGAAACATATACCAATGCTCGTGATAAAATAACAGGAAAGGTTATGGTGTGATATGGGATTCAGGTATAGAAAAAGCATTCGGCTTGGCGGTGGGTTCCGCATCAATATTTCTGGTAGCGGTGTTGGATACTCATGGGGTGTTCCCGGGTATCGAATCACCAAAACGGCCAGCGGGAAAATCCGGCAGACAGCTTCTATACCCGGAACAGGATTAAGCTATTCAACCGAGGAATCTATTCATAAACAATCGCAAAAAAGTGCGTCCAAAGAAGAGCCATACACAGATACGGAAGTCATTCAATCTACCGATCGCGCAGACTATAAAGATTCCGACTTTAAAACGCTTATGAAACGAATCCACCGGGTTCGCTTTCTCAATAAAGCATCATTTATCGTTGGAGCTATCAGCCTGCTCGCTTTCATCGTTCTTCATACACCGCAGCGGCTTTTCCTGACCATTTTATCATTCATCGTATTTCTCTATGCCCACTATATTGCTCCTGTAAATTTGGAATACGACTTTACCGATGAACAGTTTGATGCCTACGAAGAATGGTATAAAGCCTGGCGTAAATTATTTGCCTGTGATGCCGTTTTCTATGTACCCGAGACCCACACCAACAGCAGCACAAAAAAGAATGGCGGTGCTGAGAAAACCGTATCCGAAGAAAAGGCTCTCGGAATGCCTGCACTCCCCTATTTTCTCAGAACAAATGTGCCCGTCTTTTCGGCTGCTCTGAATAAGAAGGAGTCCATTTATATTTTCCCGGATAAGGTGTTCTATCTCCACAATAGCAAAATCAGCGCATACGACCTTCCGGAGGTCTCTTTCAATGTCGATTCTGTCAACTGTGTCACGGATCAGGAGCATCTACCAGCGGATAGCAAGGTGGTCAAAGAAACTTGGCTCCGGGTCAATGCCGATGGTTCCCCCGACCGACGCTATAAGAACAACAAGAAATGCCTTGTCTGCGAATACGGCAGGCTGCGCATCCGCTCTGACAGCGGGCTAAATATTTATTTCTTGCTCAGCAATTCTGACAGCGTAGACCAGTTCAAAGCAATTCTTTCGCAATAAAAAATACCCCGGCCATTATAAAAATGGTCGGGGATTTATAAACTCTTCAGGAGGTATATTCGATGCCCTGCTATAAAGACGAAAAAACAGGAACTTGGTATTGCCAGTTTCGATATACTGATTTTACCGGAGCTCAGAAGCAGAAACGCAAACGCGGTTTCAAAACCCGCCGCGAGGCCCAGGAGTGGGAACGGGAATTTCATCTGCAGAAAGCCAAAAGCTGTGATATGACGCTTGCCAGCTTTGTGGAGTTATACTTCAATGACCGGGAGCATCATGTCCGCGACACCACAATGGACACTAAGCGAAATATTTTTGACACCAAAATTGTTCCACTTCTCGGAAACCGAAAAATGAACGAGATCACAGCTCTGGATATTCGAGATTGGCAACAGCGAGTCAAAGAGATGGGAGAAGCCACTGGCCTCCCCTATGCCGAAACATATCTCTACACTATTCACGCACAGTTGACCGCCCTCTTCAACTATGCCCAGACATTCTACGGCCTTCGATTCAACCCGTGCGATGCGGCCGGCTATATGGGTTCCTCCGTTGCCGGGGAAATGCTTATCATAACGAAAGACCAGTATGAAATTTTGCGGAAGGAATTCCGCAATGAAGCCTATCTCCTGGCATTTGACATTCTGTTTTGGACGGGATGCCGCGAAGGTGAAATGCTGGCATTGTTGCCGAAAGACCTGACCGATGATGACCAGCTGCGAATCTATAAAACCTACCATCGGAAAAAGGGTCAAGATATTCTCGGCCCCACCAAGAACAGCAAAAAAGGTGGCAACAGGAATGTTCCTATCCCCCATTGGCTGGCAGAAGAATTCCGTACCTACTGTTCTAAGCTATACGGCCTGACCCCAGATGATCGGGTATTTTACATGACCTGTACATCCCTTAACAAAGAACTGACCCGCTGCACCCAGCTAACCTATCTGCCGGACATTCGCGTCCATGATCTTAGACACAGCCATGTTTCTCTCTGTATCGAACTTGGGTATTCTATTGTTCTGGTGGCCAAGCGAATCGGGGACACCGTTCCCGTTGTCATGCGGACATACGCC